ACTATACCGGCGGGTATCAATGGTATCCTGAAGATCGATGGTAAGGCAAATCCAAGAATCGCTAGAGGGATCCTCATGGAACCACCCTCAATTCACAGTAATTCTGTTACGGTACAATTCAAGTGGGATAAGTCTCATCCTCAAATGGAGGATAACGAATTTTATCAGAAACTTGGTACTTATGATTCTAAGGGAGTTATGGTACGTAGAATAGTTACTGAAGTAGTTCGTTATTTGGAAACCTCTCTAGTTTCACATGGAGCTGATTCATTTGCTCAGAAAATTGGGTCCGATGGTAAAATCATTAACCCAACTTTTGCTAAAAGAACTTGGGCATCCTATGAAGAATATCGGGATGATAAATCGAAGAAATATTTCTTTACCGATTACAAATCAGACATGAGTATGTTTCAGGAAAATAACGATACTCAGAGTTCTTTTAATGATAACCAAGAAAACCAAAACAATAAAAATAATGGTATGAACAAAGAATTAAGAGAATTTCTTGAAAGCCTTTTTGGGGATAATATGCTTACCCTTGAAGAAGGTAAAGAGATGGATCAGGAGAATGTGATTGCCTGTATCCAGAACTTGGTATCATCCAAAAACACTTTGCAAGCTTCTGTTGATAGTCTCAATACAGAGAAAACTTCTCTCACTGAGCAGATCAATAAATTAAATACAGAAGTGGCAAATCTGACGGAAATGGCAACTGTAGGGAAGAATCATATCGCTTCTCTCCGAGAAACTGCCGTAGAAACCTACAGAAAGTTAATGGGTGATAAGGTAGATGAAACTATCGTAACTATGCTCAATTCTGAAACTACTGGTATCAATACTTTGGTGTCACTTACCAAAGACTACCAGGCAAGATTGGAAGAGAAGTTCCCGATGGTTTGCTCAAAATGTGGTTCACATGATGTTAACCGTGCTTCTTCAGTTTCTGAAGGTGAAGAGGGTAAACACCAAGAAGATACTGCTTCTAATAAGGAAAATTCTACAGACCAAGTTTTCGAGAGTCTGTACAAACAAAAGTTATCACATAAAAAATAAAGGTTATGGAAAAGACTAACATTGTAAACATGGACCAGCCGATGACTCTCTTTGGTTCTAAGACTCCGAAGACTGTAATCTACAAATCCGAATCACATAAGCTTCACCAAGCTTTCACAGTAAAGCAGGGAGAAATAATTGTACAGGGAGTTCCTGTATCACTTACTGAAGAAGGCCAAATCAAAGTATATGCCGATGGAGAAGTATTCTTGGGCATTGCAGTAACAGACAACGTTAACCCGGCTTATCAGGGTCAAAGAAATTTCCCCGTTGAGATAACAGTAATGGTAGAAGGATATGCCCTTTGCAACTGGGTATCAAATGCCGAAGTTAAATGTGGCTATGTTAAACCTTCCGGAGAACTTCTCAATTCTCGCTTCGTAAAGGCAGACCAGGCCGATGCAGAGACTCACTTCATCGCTATTACTCCGGCAGATGAAGCAAATGAACTTATCCAAGTACTCATCCGCTAAATTCAAAGCAAAGATATGGAAAAACAAGATTTATCAAAACTGACACAGAAGGATTTCATTAATGAATTGCCTTCAATGGTATCTCTGATGGATTCTTACCGTTCTGGTAGTAACAACAGAAAGCCAATCGAAATTACCCTTGGAGAAGTAGCAGAGGGTAAATGGGGTATTTCCCAAGATGAACTCTTCGAAAAGATCGGTATCAATCCTCATGTTGATACAATGGAGAACATCTTCACTATGCCTCAGCAGAATATTCGTTGGATTGTTCCGGAAATCATTCGTCAGGCAATTACTCTGGGTATGCGCCAAGCACCTTTCTATCCTGAGATCATTGCTTCTGACCAATCAATTAACGGTCTGTCTGCTATCATGCCGATGATCAACATGTCAGATGCTGCACCTGCAAAGGTAAACGAAGCTGAAACTATTCCTTTGGGAGAAGTAAGCTTCGGACAGAAGTCAGTATCTTTGTTCAAGATCGGTAAGGGCTTTAAGATGACCGATGAAGTTAAGAACTACGTTTCTATCGATGTTTTGGGCATTTATCTCCGTGATTTTGGTATCCAGTTGGGCTATGCTATGGATACATTGGCAATGGACGTAGTAATTAACGGTAACAAGCCAGATGGTTCAGAATCTGCTCCGATTATCGGTGTATATGAAACTGCCCAAGGAATTACTTACAAAGACTTGCTTCATATTTGGGTTCGTGCTGCTCGTATGGGCCGTAACTTCCAAACTATGATTGGTGGTGAAGACCAGGCAATCGAATTGCTGAACTTGCCGGAATTCAAAGATCGTCACTCTGGTACAACCCAGGCTACTTTGAATGTGAAGTCTCCGGTTCCCAGTAGTGCTAACTTCTACATCCACCCGGGAACACCTAACCAGCAGTTATTGCTGATTGATACTTCTGCTGCCCTGATTAAGCTTACAGCTCGTCAGTTGATGTTGGAATCAGAAAGAATCGTTTCTAACCAAACTGAAGCAGTATATGCAAGCTTGACTACTGGCTTCTCTAAGATGTATCAAGATGCTGCTCTCTTGCTGGCTGCAGATAAGAAGTTCACTGAATTCGGATTCCCCGATTTCATGAATGTGGATCCTTATCTCTTGGTAAACCTTGAGTAATACTGGTTTTCTTCATTTCCAAGTTTTTGTTTTTAGGGGTAGTCTTTATGGGCTACCCTAACTTTTTATAACCCCAAAATCTTACAACAATGGCTAAATTATTTACAGTAACTGTGGGTTCAAGAGCTTATAGCTTTCATGATCAATCTACAGGCATCACAATTGCAAGAGGAGAAGTTAAAGAATTAAGTTCTCGTCAGTTTAATTCTAAGAAGATTCAATTGGCTTTGGCTTCTGGTCATCTTATTATGGTAGTAGACAAAAATACTCAACATTCTAAGTATACTGATGATCAGATCGAAAAGTTGGCAAAGAAACTCCAAGCTCAGATTGCCAAAGGTATGACGGTAGAAAAGATCGCTAAGGGCTATTCCTTAGAGGAAGTAAAGCTAATTGCAAAGAAATACGGCTTCGAGATCGAAGATACCGATACTGCTGAATCTCTGATCCAGGCAATCATTGAGGATTCTGAGAGTCACAAAGAAGAAGAGTAATCACTCACTTAAAATATAAGAGTTATGAAGAAGTTTATTTTTATGTTTATGGCTTTGTTAACCTTAGCCATACCTGCATTAGCTGCTGAGGATATTGGAATTGCTCCAGCTTCCGAAGTAGTTATAGATGTTGGCTCATTCACTGGAATAGTAGCTTTAGTATCTATGATTGCTACTCAGATCTTAAAGGTAATCCCAGCTATTAAGGAAAACAAACTGGCAAAGATCGGTATATCAGTTGCCGTCGGTATTATAGTTTGCATGGTATGCTGGGTATTACAGGTATCACCTATATTAATTAGCATGGAATGGTGGGTAGCTCTATTATACGGCTTAGCTGCTGGATTAAGTGCTTGCGGATTCTATGATATCATTAAAGCTATCTATAATACGATTATAAAACCAGATAAATCCAATTAGGTATGGGCAAACTAGACTTCGTTTACACTACGTCAGGTCTAGAAGCTTCATTCCGAGTAATATCCAAAGTCCCAGTTAAGGCCATACTTGATTGGGACTTTGGTGATGATAAGGGAGAGGTTTTCAATGGTAAAAGGCATGAATCCTATTCTTATGAGGAATCAGGTTTTTATACTGTTACCCTGACTGTTTCAGATTCCAGTGGTTTGAATGAAACTGTTCAAAAAACAATTGTCATTTGTGATTATGCCCATACTACTCTTCCTGATAGTATCTATAATCTCATTGACAATTACCTTCCAAAAGAAATCGCTGAAGAACTAACTCAAGAAGAGAAAGCTCTTTTCATTCAAAAATGGCAATTGTATATTGGTCCCCTAGTAACACATTTAATTCCACCAGATAAATATAAAGACGAGTTATGGTATGAGGCACTAGAAAATCAGCTGATTATGGAATTAGCGGTATTCGATTATCTTCAAGTCCAATTACTTAAACTTTTAACCAACACCGGAGAATCACTTAGTGAAATCACTAAGCCTGGTGGTAATGATTCTGAAGATGGTGGAGCTAGAGGGGATAGAGTTAAACAAATCACTACCGGTCCTACTGAGGTTCAATTCTATGATTCAGTATCTGATAGTATTAGTTCTCTTTGGAAAACATTCTCAAATGCAATGCAACCAGGAGGAGTAATCGATGAACTTCGGAAAAACATTTGTACTCTAGCTGAAAGGTTAGAGATATTCTTACCATTCTGTAGACAACCCTATTCACCTGTAGTACCAAGAGTAGTAGATCGAAGAATTGTTACTCAACTGGCAGGTCCTAATCCTACAGCCCCCTTGAATAGAGGTTCATTCAAATTAGTTAAGAAATCCAGATCATGACTAAACCAATCTCTAGATACTTAAACAATAAAACCTGGGATAGATATAAACGTATCATCACAGAGTTTATAGATTTCGATGCAGGAAGGCAAGATATTATATGGGCAAAAAAGGTAAACCAATTCCTTGATCATGCCGAAGATAGTTTACCTTCTTATTATGAAATTCATATTGAAGCCCTTTGTTATTATAGCTCTTTTAGGAATTGGCCAATCAATAAGGCAACTGTATCTGGGGAACTGGATGATGAAAACCTTTCGATACTAATTTCTAAATCATATATAGAAAGGCTTGGGTACCTTGATGAACACGGGTACTGGAGATTTAATTGGTCAGGAGATAGGTTCATCATAAATGGGATAGTTTATAAACCCGAGGGTGATACCCAGGTAGCTCAAGCAAAAGACGAAGCTCTGGTCTTCTTGGTTATTCTTAAAAGAGACCGTGACACAGTTGTAAACTTTATAGAACAATAATATGGCACAGTTATTACTGAGATGGACAAAGGTTACTTTCAATAACCAGGAATGGTATGATAGTAATATAATAATCCTAAATGGTAATTCTGGAGTACATCTAGAGGTTGATGGAACAGGGAATTATATATCAGTATTTCAAAGTATGACTGGTATTAATTTCGTAACCAGGCTTCAAGATTACTTTGGACCTGTTTGGGATATGATACTTCCTTTCCCAGGAATAGGCCAGGCAATTAAATTGAGAGTAAATAAGCTACCTACCTTCGGTATTATTAAAGGTGATGTTCAAGATGGAGGAGATGGTGATGCTACTGACAATGCTTTTGCTGGTTCAGAAGGAATCCTATTCTGTGGAAAGGGTGGAGAATATTTCTTAGGGAAACCTAAGGCAGTTGGTTAATTATTTAAAACCTTATACCTATGTATACAAGTAAGTATTATACTGTTGAAGAAATCGATGAGAGACTTAAGCAGGGTTATCTCAATGATGCCACTGAACAAGGCTTTGTCGGTACTATGAAAGAGTTCTGGGCTCTCTTTCTTTCGATTGCCAATAAGGTAGATAAGAAGGAAGGCTATGGTTTGTCTCAGGAGGACTTTACCACAGAACTGAAAGATAAGTTAAATTCTCTTTCTGGAGAAATCCCAACTAAGGTATCCCAGTTAGAGAATGACCTTAAGTTCCAAACTAAAGAAGAAGTAGAAAAGTATATCAGCGACCTTATAGATGGTGCTGATGGAGCATTGGATACTCTTAAAGAGTTGGCAGATGCCCTGAACAATGATCCCAACTTTGCTACTAACCTTACTAATAAACTTATTGAGATTAGAGATGCCCTTACTGCTGAAGTTAATCGAGCAAAAGCTGCTGAAGCAGCTCTGCAAGAAGGTCTCAATGAAGTAGATGCAAAAATCGAAAAAGCTCTTCAGGGTCTTACGGATACCATTGATAAAACTATCAAGGACATCAAGGATTCAGTCAAGGCTTTAGAACAGAAAGTAGATAAAAATACCGAGGCTATTTCTAATGTAAAAGTGGAGGTAGCTGGCCAATTAGCTGATTTCAAGGTAGAAGTTCATAAGGAAATCGATCTTGAAAAAGAGAGAGCTATTACTGCCGAGAATGCTTTGCAAAGAGAAATAGATAGCCTGAAAAATGGCTCATCTAATGATAAGGCAGAATTAGAACAAAAGATTCAGCAAGAGGCTACAGAACGAGCTCGTGCTGATGAAGCTTTGCAACAGAACATAGACAATGAAGCTAAAGCTCGTGAACTTTCTGAAGAGGAAATCAAAAAAGCCCATCAGAAAGATATTGAGCGTATCGATGGTGAAAAGGTAAAATGGGATAAATTCCCTACTTCAGAATTGCCCAACAGAAAGGGTATAGTTCTTGAAAATGGGGATCTTATCTTGGGCAAAGATCTTAATGGGGATACTTTGCCTTTAGTTCAACTTAATCGTTGGGGTATAATCGATGCTGGTTCTCCTAAGGCTCCCTACAATATTAATACCCCTCAAGGAGTAAGACCCACTGTTCAAGAAGCAGGTCAAACAGGAGAACAGGCTTATCACATGGCTTATCAAGAGGATCTGGCTAATATCAGTGCTGAAATCGATGAAAAGGTTAAAGCTGAAGCAGATGCTCGAAAAGCTGCTGATGAATTATTGGTAAAGAAAGAAGAGGGTAAAGAATTATCTTCTAATGATTTTACCGATGAATTAAAAGCTAAGCTAGAAGGTATAGAAGAATTTGCTAATCGTATCACTAATGTATCTCAGTTAGTAAACGATTCTAAGTTCCAAACTGAAGAGGAGGTAAAAGCTGCTATTGAAGGTATTATTGGTTCTGCTCCAGATGTTCTTGATACTCTTAAGGAAATTGCCGATGCTCTGGGTAATGACCCCAACTTTGCTACTACCATCACCAAGAAGTTGGCTGCTTTGGCAGAGCAAATTAACCAAGAAGTAGAAGATCGTACAAATGCTGTATCTCAAGTACAAGGAGACTTAGATACCAAATATCAAGAACTTTCTTCTAAGATCACTCTTCAAACTGAAAACCTTAATAAGGAGATTTCAGATCGTAAGGAAGCCGATACTGCAATGAAGTTAGAGATAACCAATCTTGGAACCTCTCTTACGGCTTTTGGAACGGAATTGAGACAGATTATCAACCAGAATTACCAGACTCTTCAGCAACAGATTCGTGCTCAGGATGCTCTTATCCAAGAGAATACCCAGGCTATTCAGACTAACCTATCTTTGATCCAGTCTTTACAGACCAAGGTAGATACTAATGTTAGTGATGTAGATAAACTGAAGAAAGATCTTGAAACTGAAGTAGCTGATCGTAAAGCTGCCGATACGGCCTTACAAGAGAAGATTAATACTAATGCCGATGGATTGGCTAAAGAGATTTCTGATCGTAAAGCTGCAGATCAGGTTCTTCAACAGAATATCGATGCAGAATCTCAAGCAAGAACCCAGGCAGATTCTCAAATTAGAACTGATCTCTCTAAGAAGATTGAAGATGAAGCTACTGCAAGAACTCAAGCTGATACTCAGATAACTCAGAAATTAGATCAAGAGATTATCAATCGTAAGGCTGAGGGTGAAAAACTTTCTCAACGTATCACTGAGGAATCCCAAGGTCATACAGAAGCCATAGAGGATCTACAAGCAAAGGTAACTAAGAATACCCAAGATATTACTACTGAAGTAAATCGGGCTACTGCAAAGGAAAATGAAATTGCCCAGAATTTGGCAACTGAAACCCAAAATAGATCAGATGCTGATTCTGCAATGCAGGCCTCTATTAAAAAGGTTGGAGATGATCTTACTAAATTTAAAGCTACTAAGGATCAAGCTAATGGTTTGGCTTCTCTTGATGGCAATGGTAAGATTAAACCTGAACAATTACCTGAGGGGGCTACTTACAGTGTAATGGGTATAGAGAAACAGGTAAACCTTCTTTCAGATCGTGATTCAGTACCTGATATGGAAGTTGGTGATAGACTTTATGTCCTTGAGGATAAAAAGATATACACTAAAACTGTAGATGGCTGGGATAATGGGATTGAACCTAAAGAGGATGTAATCTATAACTTCCGTAGAGCTGATGAAGAAGGTCGTACCAATATTACCAAACGATGGGATGGTAAGGATATGACTGTAATTTCAGAAACAGTAGTATTGGGAGAAACTCAGGGAACTGCTTATGAAGGTTCTAAGGGTAAGCTATTGAAAGATAGAATTGATTCTTTGCCCAACAGTGTAGTTTCTGAGGTAATTTTGTATAAACCAAATGCCTTTGAAGAAAACCCAGTTAGGAAAAATAAAGTGGGTATAAATGTGAAACGGTATGAAAAGAAGCCGCAACATGAAGAATGGGAATTTAAAGCTTCTACAGAATATGATATACCAGTTGCTTCTTTAGAGGATGGTGGACATGGTGGACTTATGTCGTATGAGGATAAAGTACTTCTCCAGAAACTTGCTGCTTCAGTATTCCCATTAACACTTACTGTAACTGGAGGTGGAGTATATCGAAAGACTACTACTCAAACCGTAACAGTAAGTTGGTCACTCAAACAAGGTCCCGATGCAGTTACACCAGATTCTTTAAAGATTAACAATGAACCGATAGAGGTTTCATTAACTTCTAAACAGTTCCCGGGAATTACTGTTAATACTACTTTTAGAGTTGAGGCAACTAAGGAGGGAGTTACTAAGACTGGTTCGGTTTCAGCAGTATTCGTTAATCCTTCTTATTTCGGAGTAGTAGATAGTAACTTTACTCCTACTCCCGAAGGTATCCAAGGTTTAAGTAGTGGTGAAATCATTAAGAATAGCAAAACATATAACACTTCGGCATTCAACCAAAATGCTCAGAAGAACTGTTATGCTTATCCTAAAGTATTTGGAGCTCTTACTTCTATTACGGATGGTAAGAATGAGTTCATCAATTCTTATACTCGTAGTGAATTGGAAGTAAATGGGGAAATGTATTATGTATATGTTCTTTCCGAAGCTTCTACAGTATCTAATTACTCACTTCAATTCAAATAATTATGGCAGTACAATATATTGATAACCTTTCTTATAAGGGAAAGAAGCCAAATTTTGAAAGAGATCAATTCAAAACTTTGGCTGAGATGAAGGCTTTTTCTGAAGCTGATATTGATGAAGGCCATTCTTCTTACTGTCTTGAAGATGGTAAAAGATACACCTTCAAATCTTCTAACCCAGTAGATCCTACTACTGGTAGATGGAGAGTAGAGAATAATCTAGGTGGAGGGGTAGAAGTCCCCTCTAATCCTCAACCAGGCCAAACTTATTTCGATACTAAAGTTAATAAATTGGGTATCTGGAATGGCAATGCCTGGGTAGATTCAATGGGTAATCCTTTGGATTCTAAACGGCAAGGTACTACCGAAGAAAGACCTCAAGGAGTTCAGGTTGGGTATATTTATTATAATACCGAAGAAGAGATCTTCGAGGCTTGGAACGGTACTGCTTGGGTACCTATTACCTACTTGGTAACTTCTGTAAACCAAATCACATTCAGTTCAGATGGTGGAGATATACCTTTCGAGGTATATTCTAATTCCAAATGGACTGCTAAATAATTTTATATAACTTTCAAAAAAAAACAAATGGACAGAGAAAAATTGAGAGAGGCTAGAGCTATTGCAGGATGGGCTCACCTCGACAAGAAAACTGGTACTGGTAATAGTACTGTACAAGTAACTGTTGATGCTTACCTTGGTCGTAATGCTCGTAACACTGCTATTCAGGTTGCTACTAACGGAGGCGTAAGCAAATCTGTATCTGTAGTACAGAGTGGTAAGGCAATCTACATCACTAAGGAATCAGATCCTAATGTGGGAGCAGAGGCTACTACTGCTACTGTAAAATTCAAAACCAATGTAGAGAAGTTTAAACTTGAAATTGGTAACAGTGGTACAGTAGGTTCTGTAAAAGTAAACAACGTAGATGTTCCAGAAGCTGGTGGTATTTATACTCCGGCTGGTGACCCGGGAGCTAGCGGTGAATATGTAGTAACTGTAGTTGTGAACTTTGCTGCTAACGGTTCTATTCAGAACAAACAGTACACAGTTAAGGCAAGTGATTCTGTAAATGCAGAAGTAAGTGCTACTGCTACGATTACCCAATCTGCTGCTGATTCTAACTTGACCGTTAGTCCTGAACAGCTTACCTTCGAAGCTACTGGTGGTTCTAAGACTATCACCATTACTTCTAATGATAGCTGGACTATCTCTTAAAAGTAATCAAGTTAAAAATCCGAGGAGCCTCAATCTTGAGGCTCCTCTTTTAGTTTTGTAGGTTATAAAAAAGGATAAGATTATAACGGTAGCTTCAGCTGGAGGTGTAGTAAGAGAGATACAGATAAGTCAAGCTGCTGCTGAAATTACCTATGAATATATACTTGAAGCCGTAGTTTAAAGATATTTTGGGTGGGAATAGAAGTTTAGAGGGGTGCATATAATTAAAGTTATGTGTATCCCTCTTTTAGTTTTAAAGTGATCCATTATGGCAACTAAATCAGTTAATCGTACATTAGATATTCCTTCTGGAAGGCTTGAGATTTACGTTGATAAAGCACAACAAGCCAGAGCCGAGAAACTTATACAAAGTGTACCAAGTATCCTTACCAAGTCTTACGAGAATGGCACTAGAAAGTTTGGTGAAAAACTTCTTAGGATAGTGAAAAAATGCTTATCAACTGGCATGCCTCCAGCTGGTTCAGGGGTATCTTGGCCACCTCATGCTGCAAATACCGTAAAAGCTTTGGGAGAACATACTCTTTTGAATTGGACTGGTCAATATAAAAGATCGGTAAATATTTACCATCAACGTAATAGAACCTATGTAGGTTTACCTAATAATGTAAGGAAAATACGAAAGAAAGGTAAAGAATCTGGAAAAACCTTAAATCAAATTGCCATTCTATTAGAATACGGTAGTAAAGATTCTAACCTTCCCCCTCGTCCTCTTTGGGCTCCTGCATATAAAGCTGCAGGTGGAACTAAGGTATTACAGAAAATACTAAGGAATGAAATTAGAAAACAATTAAGGAATCATGGCTTTTAATATCGATAAGACTTCTGGGGTTGGACCTGCCACCATTAACATTCAACCCTCAGAATATAATACCACTGGTAAAGATATTAACCAAACTATATATGTAGAGATCGGTGGAAAAAGGCAACCAATTAACCTTATCCAGAGACCTGCTGCATTAAGTTGGAAATATACCTTTACCGTAGAACCAACTTCTACTAGCATTGAACCAGGTGGTGGATCTGTAAGCTTAACCGTTAAATCTACTAAGCAACAGCTAGTAAATGGAAATCTAGTAGGAGAAGAGATACCTCTAAATTACACCGCTATTCATTACTCTGGTAATTCCTTTGTAACTATAGATGGTACTACATTGAGGGCAGAGGCTAATGATAATACAGATAGTAGAATAGAGACTATTCGGTTTACTCAAGCTGAATCTGGACAAGTTCAGGATATAGTAATAGAACAAGCAGCTAATGTTCATTATTACTTCTCTGCAGGAGTTCCTTCTACTACAGTAGAATATGATGATACCTCTTATGACCCTAAAATAGAATCTTACAGGATGGTAGGTAATAGAAGAGAGGAAGTTGGATATACTTTGTATTCTGACAGTTCTGATATGAATGCTGGTAGTACTAGTTTCTCATTCTCTAAGAATCCTAACAATGAAGATAGAACTATGAGGGGTAGAGCAGTACAGAATGATACTAATCAAGTTATAAATTTACAAGTTACACAGAAAATGTTACCTATGTGGGTTTTCAGAGGTGTTCATTTTAAAGATCTTTATAGTTCGAATGAATCAACTAATAAGGATTATCGGGTTATTATTACTTTAAAGTATGATGATTTCTATACTATAGATTTTGAAGTATCTAAAGGTAATAGTATGGCTATGGCTTTAAAAGCCAGTGGTGAAAATAGCAATTGGTCTAAAGCCTTTAGAGTTATTCGGGTTTCAGGTAGAATGACTAGAACTGGTCAGAGCCTTAGATTAGAACCTAAAGGAGTGAGTGGTATAGTTTTAGGCGAATTTGATAGTAATGGGGAATTTAGTGCCATAGAGAATCTAAGAAATCCTGGATTATCTTCAGATAATTATTATGATTTTGATCACTTAGATAGACCCGAATCGAAAAGGATTTGGAATTTAAGTGGAAGTTTACCAGGAGGTTTCTATGCTTCTACAAATACCATAGCGGGTCAATATAGGTTTTCAATACGTAATCACCTTCAATAAATATCTCTATGGTAAATACGGAAGAAATTGTAGAAAGAACTTTCTATATAAGTTTACTACATACGGCTTTAGAGAAAGGATTAACAGTTAATCCCCAAGATTATTTACCTGTATCTCCTGAAAATGAGAAAAAGTTTGAGGCCGATATAAAAGGTCTAAAGAAATTCATACCCATTTTCGGAATAGGTAATAATCAAGTACGAGGTATAAAAACTTGCCCAAGAATCACCTTAGAATTACAAGGGTATTACCCTGGTAATATAGGAGTAGAGAAATTTATAATAGGAGATAAATTAGAGAATGGTAACTATCAAGCATCAGAGTTCCCTTTCGAAACTAAGGACATAACTATTGATGTTCACTTGGTAGCAAATACCCAGCCAGATATGAGGTTACTCCATAGCCTCATGTACCAAGCTTTACCTTCAAGAGGTTACTTAAAACCCTATTATGATGATCTAGAAGAATGGTCTTCAGGGCGAGTTGGTCCTACTGGTAATCTGTATATAGAAATAGGTAACTATTATGATCACCAAGATGTAGAACATGGTATATTAGAGAAGGTATATCAATACACTTGCGTAGATGGTCTTCTTGAGGAAAAGATTCCTGGAGATGGAGAACTTGTACCTATTACAGATATATCGGTTCTAATCGGCACAATCGAAGAAAAAGAAGAAGGAATGCTCAACTTACATATAGTAAGCTAAACCGAGCGATACTTATCGGTTTTAAATAAACAAGTAACTAACTTTTAAAAACAAGTAATATGCCAACTTCACCTCATGTTGATTTTGTCTTTCAGAACAATAATGTTCTGCAGACTACTCCTATGTTAGGAGTTTCTTGTGTATTGGCTAGAACTACTAAAGGTGTATACGATGACCCCTCAGAAATCATCTCTTCCTATCCTCAATTCCAAAGACAGTTTGGAAAAGAGATAGTACCTGATGGTTCTGTATCAAATATCGAAAAGGCACTTGTAGGTGGTTCAAAGCTGCGTATTATTCGAGTACTTGGTAAAGGTGCCACTAAGGGTGTAGTAAAAGCTACTCGTGAACCTGCCAGAAGATTGAAGCCTGCTTCAGATAAAGAAGAATCTCCAGTAGTAGCTTCATCTACCCCAGACCCAGTTACTCCTCAAACCTTGGTAAAGATTACCTCAGGTTCTACTACCGTAGGATTTGGATTAGTAACTAAAGGCTATGGAGATCCCATTGGTACTGGAGAAACTTTTAGAGTGGGTTTCTATAAACAATTTAATACCATTTACTATGTGATCTATGGAGCTACTGGTGAGATCCTCGAACAAGGTCCAGTACTCACTTATAAAACCGCAGATTCTCTCAATAATACTTCTTTCGATTACTTGGCTCTTTCGGCATTTGCAAAGAATTCCCAGTATCTCGAACCTAAGATGACTGAAACGGTAGAAGGCATTAAATCTTGGGAGAACCTGATTCAGTGGTTAACTACTTCAGTAGATGGTAGCAAAGATAAGGTAACGGTTACTATTGGAGAAAAAGAAGTAACTAACGAAGAAGTATCTTTCGATGGTACCATTGGTAATGCAGGTACTACACCTACTGCTGACGAATGGATTGCTTCATTGGAATTCGTAAAGGATTATACCGATGTATACCAACTTTTCTGTTCCCATATCTCTCAACATTTGGAACAAGATGCCGAAGTACTTAAGGTACATAAGGCTGCTGCAGATATGGTTAAAGAACTCGAAGAATATACTTATTACATTGAAGTTCCTAAACACCTTACTCACTATACTCAGGGTGATCAGCCAAGAGATAAGAAAGCTATCATCTCCTGGGTTGAAACCTGTTTGGGTACAATCGGTAACTCTAAGTATGTTGCCTATTTTGGTGGTGGTCTTAAATACTACAATGAAAATGGTAATCTCCAAGATTCAGATGTAGTAGGAACTGTAGTGGGATTGGGAGATGCTTCTGCTTCTCAATATGGTCCTTGGAAATCATTTGCGGGTATGAACCGTGGAGTAATCTATGATGCTGTAGGTCCAGTATGCCCGAACTATGGTTCTCCTTCTCGATATGCAGATCTGAACGAATTGGCTCAATCATATGTTAATATGATGGTAATTAAGGATACTCCAGATGCTGGTAAACAGACTATGCTTTGGCACTTATTTACCTCACAGGTAAAACAAGATTCAGAAAGATTCCTTTCTATAGTTCGATTGAACCTTTACCTCAAGAAGAGCTTAAGACCCATTTTCCAAAAGTATCTTGAAGAACCAAATATTTGGAATACTTGGAATAAGATCTGGCTGGAAATTAAACCTATCTTGGATAACTTGGTAGATGAAGATGCCATGTCAGAATATACCTATATGGGTGACCAGGATGCTTCCTCTTACGATCAACTTTCAGTAAATAATGAAGCAGATGTTCGTCAAGGTAAATATAAAGTGATCCTTAAATATAAGGATATCGTTCCTATGCAAGAAGTTACAATTAACATCGTAATCGATTCTGCATCTAAATCAGTTTCTATTTCAGAAGATTCGTCTAATCAATAAACTCTAAGATATATGGGAGCAAAAGTAAAAAATCCTCGGAAGAAATTCTTATGGAGCATAACCTTCCCTAAGCACCCTATCAATACATATCTGTTTCAAACTTGTACTTTGCCAGATATCGAGATAGAACAGGTAGCTCATGGTGATATTAACAGAGATGTTAAAACTGCTGGTAGAGTTACTATCGGTAATCTGATAGTAGAGAAACTGATGACCACTTCTGGTTCAGATACTTGGCTTCATGATTGGCTTTATTCTTGCCAAGATCACATTGTTGGTGGAGGCTTGGTACCCAGTCAATATTGGGAAACTGTAATAGTAAATGAACTTGCTGAAGATGGAGTATCAGTACTTAACACTCACCTTTTCGAAGAGGTTTGGCCATGCAAAGTAAACGGTCAAGAACTCGACAGAATGGCTTCAGAAAACTCAATTGAATCAATCGAATTCTCTGTTGGTACAGCCGATAAGTACTAATCCTTAGTCATTTTTCTTTGCTAAGATTTTAGGTGGGAGGGGTGGGATTCCTTACGGGTATCTTCACCCCTTTCTTGTTGTTAAACCTTAACATAACTATAATTTTAAGTATAACCAAATAAACAAAAACATTATGGAATTTAGAACCTTTCGATTTGTAGCTCCTTCTGGTTATTTCTATGAAATCCGGGAACAAAATGGAGCAGATGAAGACATCCTTAGTAATCCGGTAGATGCAAGAACTCTGATGAATCTTACCAAGTTTATTTCAGCAATCGTAGTAAAAACTGATTTTACTGCTAAGGGAAAACTAAGCATTGAAGATGCACTTGCTCTTCCTGTTAACGATAGGTATGCCATTATTATCCAATCCCGTATATTCTCTTTGGGAGAAGAAGTTTCTTTCGAATTCGATTGGGGTAAAGAATTTGGGGGTAAGATAATGTATGGCCAAGATCTTCATGAACTCCTGTTCGATGATTATTCAGTATCTCCTTCCGAAGAAGAAGTTGAGAAAAAACCTGAAGCTATCCCCTATTATCCGATGGGTAAGAAATTAAGGGATCACCAGATCTTTACTTCTTCAGGCAAAGAGTTACTATTCGACTGCATGACTGGAGAAAGCGAAAAGGAATCTATTCAAGTAGAACAAACTAGAAATACTCCTCTTATTCATCGAAATCTTCGATTGAAAGTAGATGATAAATATGAGAAAGTACTTAATTTCTCTTTGTTCTCTCCAAGGGATATGCAGGAAATTAGAAGAGAGGTATTTGCTATAGACCCAATCTTCCAGGGTAATACCGAAATCGAAAATCCGAAAACCGGTCAAACTGCGAAATACTTTATATTCGGAGCTCCAGATTTTTTCTTCCTGACGGGAGAATAGACTTAGAGGGCGATTTTGCTTATATAAGTAGAGCTGAGATAAGAATGGATTATCTCAGCTTTTTAGTTCTCCCGTATAGGGTAAGGAAAAGATTCTTAGAGAATGCCGAAGCTTATTTTAAACTTATAGAGAAAAAATCCAAAGGCAAATAATATGTTCAATTCAGGTAAAAATATAGTTGAGGTTGGTATAGCAATGGTGCTAAGGGACCAATTCTCTAAGGAGTCTGGAAGGATCTCTAATTCGTTTAAGACGATGATGAATGATATGAGTACCTGGTCTAGAGGTATTCAGATGTCAGGTTCATCCTTAGCGGATTACGGAGCTCAGGTGCTCAATAGCATGTATAGAGCCTATGAATATTCTGCTGGAGTTCAGAATGAAATTTGGATGGCTTCTAAAATTGCCGGAGCTACTCAAGCTGAACAAAATAGGTTATTGCAATTAGCCAAGCAGGTGAATGAAGAAACTCCTTTGACAGCTATGCAGGTTTCTTCAGCTGCTCGTTATTTAGCTATGGCTGGTAATAAGGCTGATGCGATAGAGAAGATGATACCTCCAGTAGCTAAACTAGCCTCTATCCTAAATATAGATCCAGGTGGGAAAGGTGGAGTAGCTGATATGATGACTAATATCATGTCTATGTTCCAAATCCCAATGGGAGATGCTGCTAAAGTATCTGATGACTTGTATACAGCTACTACGAATGCTAATATAAGCTTGGAAGACTTAGCAGCTACTATCCGATATTCAGGAGCAGATATGAAAGCTGCTGGTGTTAGTATGAGAGAATTAGCTGCTGCTACTGGTGTACTTGGTGATATGGGTATTCAAGGATCCATGGCTGGTACCTCATTAGGTAACATGGTTCGTAACTTACAGCTATCATTATCAGAACAGAAAAAATTGGGTTCCTCTTGGTTAAAAGAACTAGGATTAACTTCTGAGGATTTCTATGATGCTCAGGGTGGTTTTAAGGGTTTGTATAATGCTTTCCAACAGTTCCTTGATTCTTATAAGCAGATGACTGCAATGGGTAGAACCCAGGCTTTCTATAATATCTTTGGAGTTCGAGGTATGCGTGGTATTATACCCATTCTTAATGATATGGCTTCTGGTAGAGATAAGATGAATCTTATCATGGGGCTCTACGATAAGAATCAGGGCATCGTAGATCAGAAGAATGAAGAAAGGCTTAATACCATGGCTGGTAAGCTAGACCAGATGAATTCTGCTTTTGAAAACTTAGTAGTTACGGTGGGTAACAAGTTAGCTCCTCTATTTAATCCCATTGTTGATAGCTTGAGATTCCTAACTAAACTAGCAGATAAATTAGCTAGCTTAGGAGGCATGGGCAAATTCCTTCTTCAGACTATGGCTGTAGGAGCTGCTGTTACTGTTATAGTTAATGGTTATCGTACTATAGCTATGACACTCAGGATGATCAGAACTTTCCATGCAGCAGCTAATACCGTAGCCAATGGTATGACTGGAGCTACTTCTAGAACTAACCAACAGTTTGCCATCATGGAAATGCACTTAGTAAGAATAGGTAATATCATGAGGGATATACTTATCTTACAAATGCAGATGGCAGGTTTATCACGAAATAGTGCAGGTCAATGGATCTGGACAAAAACCGGTAGGTATGCTAAGGTTCCTAAAACTATTTTTGATCCCTTTGATCCTATGGCAGGTAATATTAGTGGAGGCAATGATTCAGGAGCTGGATCTAGAATGGCAGGAGGCGGTAGCTTACTTGCAGGAGGTACTTCTAAATTTGCCAGATGGGCTCTTGGTAAAGGCTTAAGTAAGGGAGTTATTAAAGGTGTAGGTACAGCTTTAACTGCCGTGAGTACATTGGGTAAAATACTTCCTGGATGGGGATGGGCATTTACCATTGGAGTTCCTTTATTAACTAGCCTATTAGATAAAAACTCAGATTCTTTGGATAGTAATACTAGAGCTATTGAGGAATCCCGGAGACTCCCTGAAGCTGCTATTCAGGCTCGTAATCAACAGGCTTTTATTGATGCAGTTAAGGTAGCAATCAGGGATGGTTTCAAAGAATCTAATATTGGCATTACAGTAGACGGTGAGTCAGTAGGTACTTGGACTCCTGGAACTTCTAATGATTATACTGGTGGTACATTATTGGGCATAAATTAAAATACATTCAATTATGGCAAGAATATTAAACCAAGCAGCCGGTAAGATTGTTAAAAAGTATAATGATCTTACCCAAGATACTGCTGGAGTTCTTACTGGGCCCCTTAATAAATTATGGAGAGCTCGGATATTACTAAACCGAGCTACTTCTCTTTTACCAAAAGATAAAGCTGATAAGGGTAAATTATATATACCCAATGGGGTATTTGGAGAAGCTCAAGTTTCTTCTAAACAACCTAAGATAAACGAACAGCTACAGGGTCAATATAGGTTAATCTTAAAACATGAATTGACTAGCTTGGTAAAAGTAGAGGATGGCCCAGATCCAGCAAAGGGTCAATCTGCTTCAGAAAAGAAAACTGCTTTCTTTGTAAATGAAGTAGATAGGAATCCTGGAGATAATCAAGTGATCATCTATAACTTATCTAAATCACCCTATCAATATATCATATTACAGAACAGACCTTCTTCTTTGGATTTCAGAGGAGAATCTACCTTAGCTACAATTAAGTCTATGGGAAGAAATACTCCTATGTATCACTTTACTGGATCCGAGGATATAATTCAATTCAATATCTCTTGGTTCTGTAATGATCCAGAAAATCCTAATGAGGTATTATTCAAATGTAGGTTATTGGAATCCTGGACTAAGTCTAATGGTTATCAAGCAGGTCCTCCAATCTTAATGATTCAATGGGGTAATTCAGGTATCTTCATTAACCATAAGTACATACTCACTTCGGCAACCTATTCTCTATCGAATTTTAGGAATGCTTATCGAAAGAGAGACTCTAATGGTAAACCTTCTCAAGAGATAGTAAGTTTGGGATTAACTCCCAGTACCGCTACTCAAGAGTTGATATTTAAGAGGGTTAGTTCATACAACTTATTCTATCAGGATTTTGTTACTGATGAGGACTTAAAGAAAACGAAAGGTATTCAGATATGATAAATTTAAATCAGTACTTAACTGGAGCTAGTCCCTATGATTCGGCCTATGTATTGAAATATAGGGATGGAGAATACTCTTTAGAAACTGATCCTCCTTTAGTTCCCTATACTTCAAAGGATAAACAGCATACAATCAAAGAAGGAGAAACTCTTCAGAACATTGCCTTTGCTGCTTATGGAGATTCAGGTAAGTGGTATTTAATAGCTGAAGCTAATCAGATCATCGACCCATTTACCGAAGTAGTTCCAGGTAAACTTTTAAGGATTCCAATGTATGGCAACTAAAGTAAACCAGCCTATATTATATAATGGAACAGCCATGCCTTACTTGGCTTTGTTCGATTCCCTGGGTATGCCGGTAATGAATACTATTACTGGTATACCTCTTGGAGCGTATATAAGTAAATTTACTTATATGTATGATGAAGAAAAAGAGAATCTGGCTACTTTAGTATTTGATACTGGGGATCCAGATACCGTAGATATACCAGAATTACAAGAGGGCTCTGTTATCTTTCTTCAATGGGGATACGTATACCCAGATGGGCAATTTATTTCTGGGCCTATTAAGACCATTAAGATTAGAGATTTCGATTGTATTTTTGATTCTACGGGTACTCATGTAACTATAAAGTGTATAGATTCAGTTGGAGATTTAAGATTCCAACCGCCTTACACTTACTCTGATTTGCCTCAATATAAATTCTCTAAGTTTATAGAAGAGGGATGTAACAATAATACGGGTATAATCATAGAGTTATTTCAGTAATGGCTAAACAAATTATAAGTAATAAAGTATACGAGTCACTACAGGTGCCTACTTATGATAATCAAAAATCATCCGGAAAGATACTCTATGCTAACTCTTTTAGTGGAGTAGCTCAAGTAGCTATGCCTGATGACATAAAAGAACTTTTGGATGATGATTTCGGATTAGCTGGTAACAATGTGTTAATCCAATTGGAGCAAAAGTTTTCATCATATCCCAATGGGCCTTGGTATGTAGATTCAAGGGATGGGGTTATATACATACACAATCGTAAATTTAACGAAGAACCCTATCATCATTATGCCTATCAACAAGAGAATGGCGAGGTATTAAGTATATCCTTTACTACTCGGGAAGTTACCAAAAGGGTAAAGTTTCAATTAACTCAAACTATAGACCCAGAGGGTAAAGACTTAGTAGTAGGTACTTCTGAAATAAGGGAGCCTGACCCAAAACAAGAGAATCCTTATATTCAATCAGTAGATAATACTCAGGTATCTAACTATGCCAGTAATGAATTTGAGGATTATAGAAGTGCTCCTACTGATGCTCCATATTTTGAATACAAAGGCAAGAATACAGATCACTGGGCAGCTAAGGAAAAGCAAATGAAGTTCAATAGTTCTCTAAGGGAATTCGAATCTGAGGGTCCTGCAGCAGCTTACAAATCTGGTAAAGAAGCTGCAATAAAGAATCTTAGTAATGAAGATTTGAATAAAGCTATTGATACTGCTGTTAAGCAATTACCCAGCAATAAACAAGATGCCGTTACTCAGGCTTTGGATAGGGCTAAAAAATATGGTAAAGATCCAGAATCTGATATTAAAGAGGCCTTGAATGGAAGTAAATACCTCTTTGTAGGTGATCAGAAAATGGAATACATGGCTGAAGAAGTAGTAGATCCCAGAGAGTTTGATCCTACTGGAAATGTTTCCGATGAAGTAGCTTTTGGAACTGATGGTAGTAAAAACCCAAGTGTTCAAAGAGGTATGGCTGCTTTAGAGAATGATCTGATGATAAAGGTGGTTCCCAATTCTCTTAGCATAGAAACTACTACTAATGCAGCAGGTGAAATTGAACAAGGTTCAAAATTTGAAAGAAAAATTGTTCAAGCAAAAGTAAAAATCAGAAGGCTTAAGAAAGTGGCTTATAATGTACCAATTTATAAGCTTTATCACAACCTATTCAATAGGTTTGGGGGAGCTAAGAATTGGGCTAAAGCAATGCAATCTGCTGCTAATAATGGTTTGAAATATACCGAGAGGAAACAAGAATGTCAGATGGTAGTAGTGGGTAGACCTTCTCTAGAATCCTCTCAGATATTGATAATTGATAATATCGGTAGAAAATGGTCAGGAGCTTGGTATATCAAAAAATGTACTCACATGATGGATGCGGGTAATGGATATACTTGTCAATTAGAGCTTGTTAAGAATGGTGCTAAGAGTGGTAGTTCTACTACTAAGGCAACTCTTAATACTAAGGATATGATGGCTAATGGCCAAAAGAAGAATGCCACTACTTCTCTCGGTAAAGATCTAGATAACAACAATGGTGAAACTGGAGTTCAGGTTAATTTTACCGAACAAGAAGTAACCTACTACTCTACTCAGCTTGCAGATAAAAGTAAAGGAAATCAATTTGCAGGAGCTAAAACTGTCGGGGATCAGGTATCTAATGTTAGAGCTTGGAATGAAGCTTATGCAGATGATCCTGTAAAAAGTACTATGGGTACAGTAGTTACTACTGAAACTGTTACTAGTAATGGGGTAGTTCTAGATCAGAAAGTCCAAGTTAGAGAAGCTCCTAAAAAATATGTGGATAAGTATAAAGATCGATATAACTATCTAGATGCTGCTCGAAAATTTCTTCAAAAGAACCAAGAAAATAAGAAATAGCTATGGGATTTGAAACTGCAAAGGTAATAACCGAACAAGGGTTAGAGGGTCTTCAAAGATATTATGGTACTTATAGAGCTATCGTAGTTAATAATATCGATGAAGAAAAACATATGAATCGGCTTAAAGTAATGGTCCCAGAAGTAATGAGTGGAATTATGACTTGGGCTTTACCCAAAGGCCAGCATGGATCTACTCAGACTGGGTTTAAATATTTAGCTCCAAAGATAGGTGATATAGTATTTGTTACTTTCGAATTTGGAGATCCTACTAAACCCCTATGGGAATACCATGGTTGGGGAATAGAACAAATACCTTCACCCTTAGATGGACCCAACAAATGTGGTATAGTTACTCCAGAAGGTAATGTTATAGTAATAGATGATGATTCTGGAACTCTGAATTTGTACTTTAATGGTGATGTGATAGTATCTAATAAGGGTAACTCTATAGTTCATTCTGAAAAGGATGTTAATATAGTAGCTGGAGATTCTATCATTATGAACCAGGGTACTAATGAGGGGATGGTAATTATTGCTAAGTTAACAGAGAAACTAAACCAAACTGTTAAAGAACTCGAGAACTTGAGAAACTTGTTCAATACTCATGTTCATACTGGAGTTACTTCTGGTCCGGCTAGTACTGGGCCTACACCTACTCAAGCTTCTCAGCCTTTTACCCAGTATAAACAAGAAGATTATGAAAACCCTAAATTCATACACTAATGGAAAATAATTATTACACCGGTATAGTTGGTAAGGGTATTCTATTTCCTTTTACCATAACCAAAAACGAATCAGGTCTTACTGGGATTTATCCAGTTAATGGAGATTTCGATTTGGTTAGAAATAATATTTCCTCTATCCTATATTATTTAATAGGGCAAAGATTCAGACAAGAAAACTTTGGTAATCGACTATGGGAATGTATTGAAGAACCAAATTCACAAGCCCTTTCCTTCATAATTAAAGAGTTCATTAAGGATGCTATAGGTACTTGGGAACAGAGGATTACCTTTGAAAAAATAACCGTAACAAGAGTTGGATCAAAAGTAAATATTGATGTTGCCTATGTGATTAATGGTTCTAACACTAGCCAGTACCTGGGCATTGCCTACGATCGATTAAATAATTCACTTAATAATTATTGATATGGGAATCACTAACAAATGGCTAAATCCTTATCAAAGGTCCTATCAACAAATTAAGGCTAAGTTGATAGAGGGGCTAACAAACATCAAGGATAAGAATGGAGATATCCTCATTACTGATTACTCAGAGGGGAATATCCTCATTATTATCCTTTCATTGTTTGCAGCTATCGCAGAGGTGTTACATTACTACATTGATAATGTAGCAAGGGAAACTTTTTTACCTACTGCTAGAAAGTATGATTCGGTGGTAAAGCAGGGTAAGTTAGTAGATTATAATACTAAATCTGCCATTGCAGCTTCAGTAGATGTAACTCTAACTAGATCTATTACGAGTGAAAATATTGGTGCTAATATCCTTATACCTGCAGGTACCGTATTTACAGATAACTCTGGAAATGTTTGGATGTCTTCCCGAGATGTAACTTGGTGGCCTAATACTACTACCTGTAAAGTTCCTCTTATTCAACACGAAATATATAGTAATTCTCGATTGAACGGTATCATTATACCTACAGATGATCGAGTAATTATTACTCTGGGTACTTTGCCTAATGGTAAATACTATGAACATGGTACCATGAGTTTAAAAATAGGTGGGGAAACTTGGGTATTAGTAGATACATTTGCTTATTCAAAACCTAAAGATAAACACTTCATGGTATCTGTAGATTCTGCTCTTAACCCTTATTTACATTTTGGGGATGGTTTATATGGAGCTAAACCTAATGCTGGAGATAGGATTACAGAGGTAATCTTCTATCTTACTAAGGGATATAATGGTAACATAGGCTCAGGTTCTATTACTACGGTACCTGCTGTTATTTCTGGAGTAATTTCTGATGCTACAGTAAGTAATGCTTATGCTGCAGCGGGAGGATCAAACTATGAAAACTTCCAAATGATCAAAGAACATATACCTCTTAGTGTTAAGACTTTGGGAGTAGCCATCACTGCTCAAGATTTTGCTGATTTAGCAATGACCGTAGAGGGAGTTAACAAAGCCGCTGTAGATTATGAATGCAGTAGAAAACTTACAGTATACATAAACCCAGATAATGGTAGCTCTGCAGGAGATGCCAGAATCGATAAAGTATACAACCTATTATCTCAAAGATCTCCTTTATCTACTTGGCTTCAAGTTAAGACTGCGGGTACTGTTCAGATTATCTTGGATATTGAAGTGACTGGTAGGAAGTCTTATAAGACTGCAGAGATTCAACAGCAAATACTTACTGCCTTGTATAATGCTTATTCTCCAGAGAAATCTACTATCGGAGGAAGTGTTAGAATCTCCGATATATATGCCCTCATAGATAATTGCTCAATGGTAGATTATCTCCATATTAAAAAATTCTATACTAAGCCTTGGCCTAATACTATCTATGGCAATCGAGAATTACTTATCAATAACTTTAAGTTAGAGAAAGCAACTGGTTCTAATACTTATTTTATTACCTTCTCTAATAATACCGAGTTTAGAATTAGAGCCGCAAAAGGAGGGTTTGATAGTACTGGTAGAGTGGGCAATTCTTCTACTTACCAAGATGCAGACAATGATGTAACTTTCTCATTTGGTGTAGCCGATAATGGTTATCAAAATGGATTTAGATATTCTATAACTATCTCAGAGCCCAACATGGATTATGAAGATCCAGGGTTTAACATCCCAGTATTCAGTAGTAACTCACAGCTTACATTAACCGTAAAAGAAACTATCTAATATGATCGATTTCAAGAATCTCATAGACATGCTACCTTATTACTTCAAGGATTCCGATACGTATAAGGTAGATGGAAAGGGCATTTTACAAAGGTTTCTAGATATCTGTGGAGATTACTTTGGGAATGAAATATATTCCGATACTACTAAGTTACTAGAAATCCAAGACCTTGATAAGACTCCTGATATGTATCTGAAATACTTTTGGGAATTATTGGGGCAAATGCCTTTTGCCATAGGCAATCATATAGATGAAGAGGCTTGGAGAACTAACTTCAATGGTCTCTTAGGTGATTCAGAATTAGAGATGTTATCCAGAACTTGGATTATACCGAAGTCTGGACCTTTCTCGTTAACTTCAGAACAAGTAAGAAGATTATTAGGGTATTCTATATCCCTTTTAAAAATCCGAGGTAGTCAAAGCTTTTTCGAGATAATCTTCCGAATGTATGGTATCCGATGCGAAATGCAGGATCCTACTAAAGACAAAGATTATAATGGTTGGATTAATCCAGAAGAATCTAAACCAAGATTCGATCAAGCAGTATATTTTGATAAAGGTACTTTTGATAATTCTTTTCAATGTACTCAATGTATACCAGTAAGGTTTAAAGTTACTGGTCATCCATATACTGATAAATACCAAAGTGGATTTTTCTCTTTTAGAAAGGGAGTAGAGAATATCATTAATAGGTTTAAACCTTTCAATGTATCTGCTACCATCATAGATTATGGGTTTAGATTTATCGATGAGTATACTATATTTGCTGAATTTGTAGATCCCAAGGTTAATTCTATTATACTGGGATCCAATAATAAAGTACCCATTCGAGTTACAGTAACCTCAGATTGGCCTGAAGCTGATTTAAGGTATCAGGTAATGTATAAAAAAGAAGAATCTGATCCCGATAACTTATGGGGATATAAAAGGCATGATAATGAGAGTATCTATACTGCTACAGTTCCCGGTATCTATTATTTTAGAAGTGTAGCTAATCCTGAGATAATTACTTCTATCGTAGTAGGTTCTGGTAGTAATTTACCTACTTATAGAATTTCTGCTGATCCCAAAACTCTTAGGATTACTCCAGAAAACTTAAATCCTTCTACTGTAATAAAGGCTTCTGTAGTCCAAGGTGGTACAGAAACTGAATTAGTAGTGAGAAGGAAAGGTACAGAAGAAACTAAGCCATCTGGACAATCTTGGTCATTCTCAGAACCTGGATCTTACATTTTCGAGATAGTAGACCATTCAAACCATACGGTTACAGTTATTGTTTCAAAACAAGAGAATCTATATACTGTAGTATGTAATCCAGAAGCTGCTAGAGTAGATATCCAAGATCTAGCTAAAGCTCAGACTAAGCTAACTATCTCAGATTTATACGGTACTCCAGATCTCCAATGTTATGAGCAGGGTAATCCTGGTAGGGTGTATAATAATGGAGATATTTTTACAGCCGATTCCTTTAGGTTATTTACTTTCATCTGTACTCTGGATACAACTCAAAGCGGTAATCTCGGTAAATTTTTGGTAACTCAAATATCCACTTACTATCAGTATACTTTGCAAGGCCCAGGTACTTTGGAACTGAATGCCAAGGAAGAAGCTTATGCTGATTTAACTCTTCTAGTTTCTCCAAAAGAAGATGACAGTAAGTATATAAATAATCAATTAGATATATACTGGAATGGTATGCTAATTGATACTATTACAATGGAAAAAGCTGAAGATGATCAGTATACTAAATTCACTTATACTTTCACTTGTATAAATACTGGAGAATATAAGGCAGTATGTAAAGGAGATCCAGAAGTATTTGTAATTTGGGAAGTTAACCCCTATGTAAGGCCTCTTAAGTATAACCTATACATTGAACCAGAGAATGTAAAGGAAACTAACCCAGATGGTACTTCTCCTTGGACACCAGATTATTTCAACAATGATTTGGGATTGGATCCCGTTGATAAATCCGAAGCTAGTTATCAGTTAATCGATAATAAATCAGTAGCAAGGTTTGAACTAAGGGCAAACTTCGATATGGGAGAGAATAATACAGTAACCTGTGATCAAACAGGAGAAACCTATAAAGTAAACACTGGAGAGATTATCGAATTAAAAGAAGCTGGTAAGTATATTTTCTTCTCAGAATACTTCTTAATATCCGCTAAGTTGACTGTAAAAGATTTCCCATTGACTGTAGAGATTAAAGCTTCTAAAGAAATGGATACTCTTACTCCAGAGGTAGATTCTGTAAGTACCCTAATAACCTGTACTTCTAACCATGATAACTTTGATACCAGTATACAGTTAGAGGGGCTAGAGGAATTACATCCTTCTCCGTATACTTTTGAAACTTCAAAAGCCGGAGAGTATACCTTTATGGCAACTAATAAGAAGGATGTAAAAGTTACTTATCAGGTAGGTATAGAATTCCAGGTAACTCCTGTAGAAATTATCTGGGAAGCTTCAGATTTGGAAAATAAACAAGTTAATATTAATACAGGGGAAAGTCAACAATGGAATATAATACCGTAATAACCTCTCACGCTATGAATTCACTTGCAAAAACTCTATTTACTACAATTTTCGTAGAATGTACCCAGATCGTTTTCGATTTAAGATGGATGATCCTATTAGGGTTCATATTAATAGTTTCGGATTTATGGTTTGGGATAAGAGCTTCTAAGTATTTGAATGTAAATGTAAGGAAGTCCAGAGCTGGTAGAAGAACTCTCAATAAGATAATAGATTATATTTGTTATATCTCTTTGGGAGCAGTACTGGGAAAAGCCATAGGAGAACCCTATGGCTTGGATCCTATAATTGTAGCCATATCGGTAATGATACTTTGTTATTACTTTGAGTTGGATTCTATTTATGGTCATATCTGTACCTTACATGGGATTGATAAGAAGTATAGTATTTGGAAATTACTATGGTTACTTATAACCTTTAAATTCAAAGACTTCGGGGAAGCCTTTTCCGATATCAGAAATCAAGTTAAAATTCACAAAGAAAACAAAAGTATATGAAAACCTATTTTCAATTCGAAAGCCTTATTAAATCTAAGGATGTAGCAGAAGGTATAGCTTGCCCAATTGGGGCAGGCCCTTTCTGTGGATTTGGTTCTGTTACTGTAGATGGTAATACTCTCAAGGTACAATCACAAGGTAATGATGATTCTTTTTTCAAGAATGATATACTCGATCGTATTAATGCTCGGTATATTAAGAAAAATGTGAATGATGGAGAATTACCTGATATATGGTTCGGATGTATTTCAAGAGATGGGTATATATTTATTTCAGACGAAAAAGAAATAGGTAATATACCCATTGAGGGGAATAAGGGTGTAACTGATGATGTATTCCTTTTTGCAGTACATGATGAAGTTACTGAGCCAATTGAAAACCCAGTTAACTTTGTAGCATATTGGTCAGAAGGTAATGAATCTTTGTATACCTTATACAAGAAGTCACTTAACCCCTATTACCCCATAGCTGATAATGCTCATGAATGGGATATTAATGGGAGAGACCCCTATATAAATTCTCAAATGAATTTTACTTACTTGCTTAAGCAAGTAGAGGCAAACTGTACTAGATATAAGAACTCTAAAGATTCTATGGTACTTATTGGAATCTATGGCTCAGGTACCGATACTAACACTAACACTGTAGAGGATTATTCTATAGTTCCCTATGGTGGAGTATTCCCACAGCCTTTACCCTTTACTTCTGCTTATAGGGGATTGGTTAACAAATCAGTAAAGAGATTAGAGAATTTATTGTCTGGTATCCCCAATGATTATAAAAACATTAAACAGTACATTGATTACTTATTCGAATCCTATAAGGGAAGCATAGATCAATCTGCTAAGATTATACCTCAAGGAGCCATTATGCTTTGGTCAGGTACTACTCCTCCTGATGGTTGGGCTTTATGTGATGGTATAGACGGTAGACCTAACCTTATCGGAAGATTCGTTAAAGGATGGGGACCTGGTAATGGTACTATTGGAGAAACTGGAGGTAATGCAGAAGGAAAGGTTACTCTTAACTCTAATCAATTACCTAAACATACTCACCCATACCGAGATTATTTCTTTCTTGATCATGTCCCTGATGGTGGTGGTCCGGGTAATGTTAAATATGAAAATATAGGTCAAGCTGTAAATTCCAAAAATAGATCTATGGATAATCCGGTTTGGGCAAGATATCTCGAATCTACTTCAGAAGTCAATAATTCTGCTCAGAATTCTATAAACATAGAACCAGGATATTACCTACTAGCTTATATCATAAAACTATAAAAATTGAAAAAACTTTTTGATGTTGCGCATTTTATTTTTAGCTTAAAACTCAGGTGTTAGGGAGAAGGGGATGTTGGGAAATATCTCCTTCTTTTTTGTGTTAATACTTAAGTTCTTCTTTAGCTCTATCTTCCCAATATTGAATATCGGATCTTAACTCTGAAATATATTTAACCGAAGCATTAGTCTTAGGCATATCAAAGAACTCTACTAATAATAGGTTAGTAATCCTTCCATTTTCTTTTATCCTTTCTTTTATATAGGGAGGAGGAGTAAGTAATACTTCGAATATCATATAGGCATCTATCGATAGATGTTCTTTCATATAATCATACATCATCTCTAGCATTTCGGATTTAGCTTTCTCTTCTTCACTATCATCCTCTAATTCTTTATCATTATCGAATAAATCATCTAACTTAAATAGGGATTGATTATACTCTGCTTGTTCTCCATAGGCAGAACGAAGCAATTTATTTTTAAAGGTACTAAGTGAAGCAAGAATCCTTGCTTTCAAATGTTCTTCCGAACAAGTACCGTAGTATTTGTTGAATACATATAACATCTTATCCCAGAAATAAGAAGATATAATATCTGGAGTAAGATTATACCTTTTGTAATCAATTTGCTTAGTGAGATTTCTAATTACTGGCTTGCACACCTTATATAACCTTAGAAACATCTGTTGATCATAATTTTCTTGCATGGTTTTTAACCTATGCAATTCCGATCCATTGTTACCTCTACTTCTCATGTGATTTTAAGTTTTCGTTTATGCAAATATAAGAATAATATATTATATAAAATAATAATACTTATATTTTCTGACGTCATGGTAGAGGATAGTATAGTTCTTGATAACTGATACATTCAGTACAAACATAGGACTACGAATATCTATTAGCTTATAAATATTGCAATATAATTATGAGAAACAAAACTAAAACCAAATTTTCATTTAGCCCAGAGTTTCAATTAGAGATTCTAAGATATATCATTAAGGATAAGGAAGGAGGATTGATTCTTAAAAGGATTAAACCTAATTATCTGGTATTAATAGAGCATTCGATTATCTGTGAGGGCATCATTAAGTATTATAAAAAGCAAAACAAAATACCTTCTGAGAATGTTCTAAAAGAAGTTATTAAAGAATTGCTAGAGGGTAAACAATATGCAGACTTAGTAACTAAGGACGATATACCAAATATCGATAAGGTGATCAGTAATCTTTATCATTTACCTCTATCTGATGCCGATTATATAAAAGAAAAGATCTACCAGTTTTCAACTTATGTTGAAATGAAGAACTTAAACGATTCTTTCGATCTGGATAACTTCGAACAATACGAAGAATATTCCCGTAAGATTGAAAAGATTCTTCAGAAAAGTAAACCTAAGAAGGAGGACGAACCTGCTTATATGATTAGGGATATGGTAGAGAGACAATTTAAAAGACAATCAGAACCCTCCGTAATACCTTGTCCATTTAGGCAAATGAATGCTTTAACTAATGCTGGAGGGTATCCTGAGCACTCGGTTAATGTGATCTTAGATAAACCTAAGGCAAAGAAAACATTCTTTATGGTAAACCTTGCAAGAGGTTATCTAAGAATGGGGAAATCGGTTTATTACGTAGATACAGAAAACGGTAAAGATCAGATTCTCGATAGATTCATTCAATCTTCTATCAATAAAACGAAGAAAGAGTTATATTCTGGAGAGTATGATAAGCTTGAATCTAAACACCTTAGGAAACTTGCAAGATTTGGCGTTGAATTAGTAGTTGAAAGAGTACCTGCTATGATTACTGATTGTAATTATATAAGGGATAAGATAGTTAAGTTTAGGAATCAGGGGATAGATATTAAGGTTCTATTCGTAGATTATGCTGGTAAGTTAGCTTCTATTGCCAGAGATAAAGAGGATTTTGATCGTATATCCAATGTGTATATAGATTTACAAAATCTTGCAGAAGAACTCAATTTAGACATTGTATGGACTGCTCACCACATTACAAGAGAGGGTAAAAAACATAGAGCTACTAGATATGATGAAAATGATATATCCGGTTCCATTGCAATCATTCGTAATGCCCAAACTATTTTTGGTCTTAATTCTACTGCTCAGGAAGAACAGGATGATATATTAAGAGCTGAATTAGTTGTACAGAGAGATGGTTTACCTTCTGGTAGAGCCTTATTCAAATGTGATGTTGAACGCCAAAGATGTAAGGAATTCACTCGAGACGAGAGAGAGAATTATGATAAAATCTATGGGGCTAAGTTAGATGAACAATTTAAGAAGAGTACTAACCCAGATGCCGATCCTAAAAAGAGGGCTAATAATAGTGGAGATATTTAGACATGAAAACAAAGACGGTAAAAATAGTAAAAGATAGATGGAGCGATGAATTAGCTTTAGAAATATCTCATAATGGTTGGCAAACTACCTCTATTGGTAATTTAGATTTAGAGGATTTAAAGAGAATCCGAAAAGTAATTCGTAAAGCTATAAGGGAACATGAAAATAACCAATCAGTTTAAATCTAGATTAAGGACATACTTCATTAAACGATTAGGGGGAAGAGATTATAGGCATGGATGGATGCGTATACCTACTTGCCCCTATTGTGGTAGAGAAGAGAAGTTGGGAGTTAATCTCTCTATGTACCGAACAAATTGTTTCAGGTGTAATGCCCATCCTTCTCCTGCTCAACTAATAATGGATATAGAGGGATTTACAGAGTATCATGAATTAATAAGCTTTTTGAACAATGGACAATTTGATGAACTTCAATTTAAGGAAGAGAAAATCGAACTTGCCGAAAGCAAGCCGATATATCTCCCCGATGGATTTAGAAACATTTCGCTTGGAGACAGCCAACTTGCAAAGAGTATTCGAGGATATGTCAAGAAACGTGGGTTTAGTGTCGACCAGTTTTCAAGATATGGCATCGGCTATGGGACGATGGGGGAAACTTACGGGTACCTTATTATCCCCTTCTATTACCATGGGCAGCTTAAATATTACAATGCTAGAAACGTTATTGGAAAAGGCCCCAGATACAACAACCCAGACAAAGATATTACAGGCCTTGGAAAACAATTTATCATCTTTAATCATGACGCATTGGAGATGTACAGGTCGGTATTCGTTTGCGAAGGAGCACTTAATGCTCTCACCATGGGAGATAGAGGCATTGCCACAATGGGCAAAGCTATTAGTAAGTACCAAGTCAATGAATTACTTAAATCCCAATGCGAAAGATATATTATACTCCTGGACCCAGATGCCAAAGAATATGCAATCAATCTTGCGCTCAAACTTGTTGCCTATAAAAAGGTCAAGGTGGTGTTTCTACCAGAAGGAAAAGATTGTAATGATTTAGGAAAATCTGCTGTTATGAGGTTAGTATATTCTACTCGGTACCAGAGTTATCAAGAATTGATTGCTATCAGAAACTCATTGAAATAAGGAGTTCCTATTATATTATATAAATTTAAATTCCTAAAGTATGAAACAGTTTATTATTGAATGGTGTATAAATATGGCTATAGCTCTTGCTTTTCTTGGGTATATAGGAGTTGTTATGTTAGGTATATATCTTTTAAATGATAATACTTTGAAAGGTTTTATATATGTAGGTTTATGGATTTTATTTGTAATTGTAACCACTCTAACCTCATACATAAGGTATCATGAAAGAAGAAAGAAATGATATGAATATTAAACGTTCCCCATCTATCCATATAACTAAGTCTCAATTTGAGGAAATATTAAATACCCTAGAGGTAGATAACTTCCCAGTTGAGGCTTTTTTTGTTATTGCTCGAAAAGAGGCAATAAATCATAGAGCAGTCTTAGTTTCTAACCATAAGAACGCTAAGCGAGTTAATAACATATTACTAGCATCTAAGGGAGATGCTGCCCTTGTTGCTGATATTTTATATGCAATCCGTATAAAATTAAAACATCGGGGAGTTCGGAAAATAAATGAGAGTAATTCTCGAGAATGGGCAAACTGTAAAAAGCTTGCCGAAGTATGTAACACTTTTTGTGAGGATTTTAATCTTGATACTCGAGAGGGTTTTATCAAATACATTGAGACCGGGTTAAAGAGGATGACTGATTATCGTAATGTTATGCAAAGGTTATTATCTATGCAAGAGAATATTACGAATCAAATATCGGCCGAGATCGAATTGCAGGATTCAGATTTAAAACTTACTAAAGAGATACATGATTACTTTATAGGTAAGATTGCTAAAGCAACTGGCATATATGAATCTTATGAGAATCAACCAGAGAAATATATACACTTTGTAAGGTTAGGAGATTTTTTAAAAAAGAAGCATTGGGATTTCGAATCTTTCATTGATGCCCAATTCGAATCTCTTGCATGGTGTAATGGTTTACCAGAACCAAGTCAGATGTACAATGATAAAGCCATTGAAAGATATAATAAATACTTATATAAGAATAAGAGTAAACAACTCCTGGATGATGAACCTCAAGTAGAGGGGAGTCTCTGGGATAAAATAAAAGATTAGTATGAGTAAGATAATTATTCAGAATGGTAATATGTGTGAACTTGATATACCCCTCAAGTATGCGCAGAAACTCTATAATGAGTTTGCCATTCGACATCCGAATGCCTTCTATTTACGTACAAGGCAAAGAGGTATGCAGAATTGGGATGGTAAGATCCATTACATCACCAAGACCGGGCAATTTAAAATAGGTTTACTTCCCAGGGTATATGATAGATGTATAGAGATGGGGATTAAACCTAAAGTTGTAGATATGCGTCAACCCTTACCAAAAGTTAGTAAAGTAGTTACGAATATAGGTAAATATAAATTAAGGCCAGAACAAGAGAAAGCAGTTAAATCTGTAATCAATAATCGAGTAGGAGATATACCCTTTCAAATTGGAGTATTGGATTTGACTGTAAATTTTGGGAAAACCCTTATCATGACTTCTCTTTACTTGTCTTATAAGAAACAGTTAAAGACTTTGCTAATAACTAATGACTCTGATTGGTTAAATCAAGCTAGAGAAGAATTTAAGCAATATCTTCCCGGAGAAGATATAACTTTTGTTCAAGGCAAAGTTTTAAACTGGAGTAATTTTACCATAGGTATGGTTCAATCTATTTCTCGAAACATGAGATTCTATCAACAGGAATTATCAAAGATAGATATGGTTTTGGTAGATGAGGCAGACCAAGGTGGAAGTAAACAATATCAGAATGTGATCACCCGGTTATTTAATACTCGAATTCGTATAGGATTATCTGGTACCATTTATATGAGTAAGCTTGCAAAGGATAAGGTTAAGAACATGAACCTTGAATGTTTCTTTGGTGAAGTGATTGCAGAATTTAAACTCAAGGATTCTATTAAGAAAGGTTACTCAACTAATACTGTAGTAAAGATAGTACCAGGTAAACCTTGGTATGGTAATTGGGAATCCGATTGTATATCCTATAAGGAGATATATGATGATTCTATTACCGAAAATAAAAGGGCTTGGTTAATGGCTTATAATCGATTACAATGGAATCTTAATCAAGGTAGATTTCCTGCTCTCATAGTATGTAAGCATATTGCACATTGTGAAAATCTATATAAATTCTTTAAAAAGAAACTGGGAGATGCCTATAATATTGCCTATGTTCATGTTAATACTAAATCTAAATTAAGACAACAAATAATGAAGGATTTTAGGGAAGGTAAAATCGATATCCTGGTATCAACTACCATCATTGCTCGAGGTAAAAACTTTCCTAAGCTTAGGTATTTGCTTAATGCAGCAAGTATGGATAGCCAAGAAAAATCGATTCAATTCCTTGGTCGTTTGGTAAGAACCGATAAATCGAAAAAGAAAGTGTACCTTGATGACCTTCATTATCCTGGAGATTATTTAGATAGGCATGGTAAGCATCGGAAGCAATATTATCAGAGACAAGAATTGAAAGTAATATTGTTAGATAAGCTTTGGAAGAATCATCCTAACCATAGCCTTAGTCAAAATTAACTAGAAGTACTATGAGTATTTACTTTTTCTCCGAAGGAGGAAAAGAAGATTACAATTAAAAGCATAGAGGCATATACCTATAAATAATACATTATGAAGATTACAATAACACTAATAACAATTGCTTTATTCATAATCCTAATATTTATTCTCAAGTTTATGAATAAAGAACCTTACGATTATACATGTCACAATTGCAGTAAGAGATTCCGAAAGAAAGATCTTTTAGATCTCAGAGGATCTTGGCATTTGAAAGATTGGACTTGTCCTCATTGCAAATATCAAAATATAACAGTAATAACCAGCTATAAGCCATGAATGATAAACTTATATGTATCAAGGATGAGGATGATCCCAAATTAATTGATCTTCTTTCAGATGGATGGAAGATAATTCAGATCTCTGCTGCTGGCATTTATTGCTGGGTACTTTTAAGAAAACCTTTAAATCTATAGCCATGATAATCACAATAATAATTTTAGTTATACTAGCTCCAATCCTAAATATTTTATTATTCAGCAACAAATACGATGAGAATGATGAAGAGTATTAAACAATTATTTAAGGTTTCCATTATGGATGAGAAGAACATTATAGATCAGGTATTCAATAATAAAGATCTGATCTGGATATCTGATATCAGACGAAATCGGGACAGGCCCGATTCTTGCGATTATTATTTTATAATCAAGTACTCTAAGGACCTCTATTTCAAGTTTATTCAAGAAGGTTCTACTAAGAAAGATCCTGTACAGTTAATAAATCTCCGTCAACTATTTATAAATACAATCGGACATAGTTATCTCTCTCTTACAAAGGGAGATACCAAAGATATAATTATTCGAACTTTATAAATTTTCAGAGAAGAATGGCAAAGAAGAAACAAAAGCTACCAGATCTTTCCAAACAAGACATTCTTACTCCCATAGATTTGAGTACTATGGGAACTAACGGAGATCCTTGCTTTGGTATTGGGTATGATCTATCAACTAAAGAATGTAAGCTATGCGGAGATTCAGAACTATGTGCATTCAAGATGTCCCAGAACTTGAACATTACAAGGAAAGAGTTAGAACAGAAGAATCAATACAAAGATTTGGATGTATTAGAAGACACGGTTGGTATCAAGAAGTACATCCGAGGCTTGATTCGGAAAGGGAAAGACAGAAAAGAGATTATTACAAAAACTGTTGAGAAATTCGAAGTACCAAGAAAACGTATTAGAGAACTTTATAAAGAATGTATTAAATGATGAAACCAATAGAGATGATATGGGCTATGTTCAAGGTATACCTTAATAACCCAAACTATTTTGTAAAGCAAGAGGATGTACTTGCTAACCTATGTATGAAAGGATCAGTAGATGTATTAAAGATGTGTAATTCACTGGGAGTATACGTTTCTAGACCCGAGAAATTAACCTTTGGACAACTCTTACGTAAATGCAATATATTATGAACAGATTTAGATTTATCAAAGTAAGGGAGGTAGTATCTCCCAACAGAGCAAACCCAAATGATGCTGGGTTAGATTTTTATGTACCAACCAACTTGACTTCAGAGGATATTCATTCTAAGAATGAAGCCGATAGGGAGGGATATGGTTTGGATATCCCTTTTAGTGAAAATTTTGTAAGGCATATAGCTTTACAACCGGGGCATCGTATACTTATCCCATCGGGGATCAAGGTATTACTAGAACCTCCCACATCGATGTTAATGGCAGCAAATAAATCCGGTATAGCTACTAAGAAAGGTTTATTATATACTGCTGAGATAGTAGATTCTCCCTATGTGGGTGAAATACATATCGGAGTATATAATACTTCTCAAGAAACTCAAATTATTGAGGCTGGTCAAAAGCTAGTACAATTTATTCATGTACCAGTTTATATTACTGAACCCGAGGAAATTCAACAAGAGGAATTCTATTCAGAATCTCAAATGTGGGGAAGTAGAGGAGATAAAGGATTTGGTTCATCTCAAACTAAATAACAGTGGACGATAATATACCTGGATTCCCAGGTTATCATATAACTAAAGAGGGTAAGCTTTATAATAGGGGGCACCAAGTAAAGACTTTCTTTCATAAGGGTTATGAACGTACTAAGTTATATAACCAGAGGGTTAGAAAGAATGTAAAGATACATAGATTAGTAGCAGAAGCTTACATACCTAATCCTAAAAATTTACCAGTAGTAATGCACTTGGATGATAACCCTTTAAATAATCATTATAAGAATCTTCAATGGGGTACACAGAAAGAAAATATACAAGATGCTATACATAAAGGTAGACTTAGGTTAAACGGTAAAGATAATCCTATGTATGGAGTAAGTAAGAAAGGTTTATTAGCTCCACATACTTCATTAACAGTACGACGTATTAGAAGGTTAGAGAGACTTAAATTGAAGGGTAATACTAATAAGTACATAGCTAAAAGGTTAAAAGTTAGTGGTGCTACAGTTGGTAATTATCTTAGTGGTAAACATTATAAAAATTAATATTTTGGACATAAGGAACATAAATGAACAAGTGCCTCAGGTAGAAGAAACTGAGGCACAGATACTACAAGAAATGTATGACCTTGGGTTAGAACAATTCTTTGGATATAAAGAGATAGAAAGGTTACCTGATTACCCCTTAGATATAAATAATCCAAAGAACCAAGTTATCCTCAAGGATTTCATTGGTAGGGTTATAGAAGAGTTAACCGAAGGATTTGAATCTACCGATGAAGTAGTATCCATCTATCGAGATTATGGATGGAATAATGATTGTTTAACTTCAGAAGAATATACTCAGGTATTAAACCATCTAGCAAATGCCAATGAAGAACAGGCAGATGCTTTGGGATTCTTCTTTACTTTGCTTCTGTATTCTAATATATTGCCAGAGGATATATTAAAATATAAAGATGCAAAGAGTTTATTTGAGGTAATGGCCATCGGAGTTAAAGAAATACTTATCAAGTACCCAGATCATCGAAGTGTAAGGAAATATCCTATACTAAGTTCAACAGATTGGGCAAAAGAAGATAGAGCAGAATATGATAAGATAGTTTCTTATACTCCCGGTTTCAATGAAATGAGTGAAATATCCCATGAAAACGAGAAGTTATATTTATGGGAGGTAGTATATGAACTCAATAAAGCAAGGAACTTCCTTAAGTGTAGACCCTGGAAACAAACTCAAGTGATGACTAAGGAAATAGATTTTCAGGAATCCTTAGTAAAAGCTTTCTATCTATATATGGGATTTTTAGCTATGAATGGATTTACTCCTTGCGGCTTATTTAGTTTATTCTTTAAAAAACAACGTCTCAATTTATGGAGACAAAAAACTAATTACTAGCATGAAGAAAAATAATATACCCGGTTATCCAGGATACTATCTAAGTCGAAAAGGTAATCTTTGGAGATTTAAGAAAGGTGAATGGGTAAAAGTAAAGAGGTATATTAGTCCAAAAGGGTATCCACATGTTCACTTATATAATACTAAAACTAAAAGGTCAGATATTAAAAGATTGAATAGATTAGTGGCTACCCTTTATATACCAAATCCCAATAATTTACCCGTAGTAATGCACTTAGATAATAACCCTAAGAATAACCGAGTAAGTAATCTTAAATGGGGTACCTATAAGGAGAATACTCGGCAAATGATGAGAGAGGGTAGGAATAAAGGTCAATTTACTCCAAAACTATCTCGAGAACAATTAAACGAGGTAGTTAGATTATATGATTCGGGAAAGTTTACTTTAAAGGAGTTATCACTTAAATTCAATTGTAAAAATATGAGTAGAATAGTAAGAAGAATGAAAGGAGAGATAGTAAGATGAGCGGTTGGAACTCAAGATTACCCGGACTTCAACTTAATCCGGAGGAATCCTTACATTCATTGGAATTTGCTACTTCACAAGAAGCATGGGAAAAACTCAATGAGGGATTCCTAAGATTAGAGCCTGCTTTATTTGCAAAGGGGGCTATTGCCAATAGTGGGGTAGCAGTAGTGTATAACGTATTCATAAAGATACGCAAGGCCTGGGTAGACCCAGAATTTGATTATGGAAGATGTTTCAATTACAAAGAAACTAAGTGGACTAGCTTATTGAATAATTACATAGACTTTAATAAGCTTGACTTGATGCGCAGTAAACTGAGAGTACTGAAAAACAAGTATAATCAGAATTACAATGTAACTTATATGTTTAACAATCATCATGATAATGGTAAACAATGTCTGATAGCTGCTACATTCTCAAAACGGTTTGGGGAAGATATACCGGTAATAACTATGGTAATACGAGCTTCCGAGATTACGAAGAGACTAATCTTCGATTTCCTCTTAATCCAGCGTATGTCAGAATATGTATACGGACCGGATCAGTCGGTACAAATCAACCTATTCGCAACTCAAATGTACGGAAATGTGGAGACACTTCTAATGTATCATACCCATAAACCTTTGAAGAAAGTACTTAAGGGTACTGATAAAGAAAACCCTTGGATCAAAAGGTTAAAGGAAATCTTCGATAAATTTCAGAATGGTACAGAGAAAGAATTCTCTTCATTCAAGGTATTCTTTAGAAGTTTTAAAGTGCTTCGACCAGATTTATATGAGGAAACATATAAATCAATGAAAGCAAAAGAATTACTTCTTGAATATGAAGACATAGAATATCCAGAGAATGTAATTTCTTACTCTCAACGTAAAGCATATAAGAAAAAACTTTTAAAACAACAAAAGAAATGAGGATTTATTCGAACAGTTTTGAGTTAATGTCTGAAATGGGCAGAGAGCTCAACAGTTATGGTCAAATTGTGAAACCAAAGACCTATCAGAATAAGGTAATCGAAGGTAATGAGGATTTTATAACAAAAGAACTCATTTGCCAACAATATTGCTTAACTTCACTTGGAGATCCCGTATGGTTATTTGTATTCTCTCATTCAAAAGAATGGGCAGATGCTGAGTTCCAAGAAAGGATTAATACTTCTGAGGTAATTAACCCGGGCAAAGCTTGGGAATTAAGAAAAGACTTATGGGAACAGTTCTTGGTAAATGGTAAATTTGATTATACCTATAACGAAAGGATGGTAATTCTTCCCTATACCATACAATTACTAAAATCAGATTCTGATACTCGTAAAGCAGTATTACCAATATTTAATGGTAATGGTGAAGATGATACTCTTTATTACCATGGTAATAAACGTATACCCTGCTCTATGTATTATGATTTCCTTATCCGTCAGAATGGCAAAGGAGAGAAGGTATTACATATTTGCTATCACCAAAGAAGTTCGGACTTTGTTACTCACTTTGGTAATGATGTATACCTTGCATGGAGACTTATGGAATATGTTGCTAAGGAAGTAGGAGTAAAACCGGGTTACTTGTATCATACTATAGATTCTCTCCATGCTTATAAGAAAGATTGGACAGCATTAGCCTCTAATCTGGAAGATTTACAAGAGAAATACTAATAATGAGGGATGTATCTACTACTGGTGGGTATGTCCCTTTTTCTATTTTAAAATATGGAGACACGGTATACAATAATAAAAAACAAGAGAGAGCTTAAGAAACTTATTGCTTGTTGTAAAGCTACAGGTTATGCTTGCTGTGACTACGAATCGAATGCAAAACCCATATATAATAGGGATTTTAAGCCAACTATACTCTCAGTATCCTGGATGCCAGGATTTGGTGCTTCCATTCCTTTAGACCATTTCGAAACAAAAGATTATACTTCACCAGGTTGGAATTGGAAAAAGATGCTAAGGAAATTTGGAGAAGAGGTAATTGAGAATTACGACATTGTAAAGGTTGCATGGAACTGGAAGTTCGATGACCAGATAAATCAAAAATATCAAATATTCTATAGAGGTACTTGTTTAGATGGTATGCTTGCAAAATACCTATTAAATGAAGAAAAACCCAATGATCTAAAATCAATGGTAAGAAGGTATTTACCTGAGTACGGTAATTATGAAAAGCAAGATGCCTTCGATAAGATACCTTGGGATCAAAAAGGATTAGACCCACTTTGCCATTATGGATGTCAAGATGCAGATTATACTCTTAGATTAATGATATTCTTTGAGAAGAAGTTAATTGATTTGGGTTTATACAGTACTTTTAGAAATCTAATAATGTCTGCATCAAGGGTACTCACTTCAGTAGAGAAGAATGGTTTATATCTAGATAGAGAGTTCAATAATCAACTACTGGAAACATATAAACCAAAAATAGATGCTGCTAGACAAGCTATATATGATTTGCCAAGAGTAAAGAAATTCGAAAAGAAGTACAACCAAGAAAAGATTGATAAGTATATTCAATCTATCGAATCAGAACTTGAGGAGTTAGATTATAATGATCCAAAAGACAAACGAAAGATTGCATCAAGGGAACAGAAAATCTCAAATATCAAGGCTGGTATATTCACAACTAAAAAGGAACAAGAACTTATAAGACCCCTTAATTTGGGTAGTCCCGTTGATTTACCTGCATTGATGTATTCAGAAGAGGGTTTTCATTTTGAGGTAATTAAGAATAATGAATCCGGTAAACCAAGTACAGATGAAGAGACTCTTACTAATCTAAGGTTAACCGTTAAAAAACCAGATTCACCTAAGGCAATTTTCCTTGATAGGCTTCTTGAATTACGGGGTTTAGAGAAGATGTATAAAACCTATATAGAGGGTTGGAATGAAAAAGTTCAAGATGATGATAGGTTACATGGAAGATTTCTTATTCATGGGACAACAAGTGGAAGATTGTCTTGTATAAGTGGAGATTCTTTAGTTCTAACAAATTATGGTGAGATACCTATTAGGGAGTTAGAATATTTCTCTGATGAGGATGATATAAAAGTAATGACTCAAGAAGGTTGGAAACCTTTAGTAGATTTTATTTACAAGGGGGAACAAGAGATGTATGAAGTTACTTTAGAAGATGGAACTTCTATTAGATGTACATTAGATCATAAATTTATAACTAATCAAGGGACTAAAAGTTTAAGGTCAATCTACAACAGTTCCCGAAAAACTATATCTAATAAAATTAAATTATTAAGATATGTCGAAGAACAAGAATAATCGACCTAAAGAAATAAGGTCTCTAAAAGGTCCGAGTAGGAAACTAGAACTTATAGTAGAAGATGGTAAGAGGTATATAAAGAAACACGACTTGCAGCATTATTTCTTTGATCAGAAGTGGAAGATAAAAGATTTCCAATATCATTTTGGACTTGGCCATAGGATAGTAAGAGGATCCCTATACAAATGGTTTTCTAAAGAAGAGATAGATAAGTCTCACAGGGAGAAAATTGCTGAAAGACAAAAGGGAGAGAATAATTCTAATAGGATTAATTGGTATAGACCTTCTAAGGTAATTCCTTTAGAGTTGTTAGAAAAAACCATACAAGGTTCTCTTACTAAAAGGGAAGTGAAAGAGAAATTAAATCTAACTTCTTATGAACTTTCTAGTATACAGCAATATTATAATTTCAGGCTTCCCAATAAAAATAGGTTGATAGATGATTTTTGTTCTAATCACTTAACTAAGAAAGAAATCTTTCTCTTATCAAAATTCTTATGTATACAGGAATTAGAGAAAGATTTCTTGAGTGGAGACCCTAAGAGAATCATGGAAGTAGTAAGAAAATTACATTACCTACAGTATGATCTAAGGATTATTATTAGAAAACTTAAGAAGTATTATAGGGAAGAAGATTATAATTTACCAACTAACATAATAGAGTACAGGTTTTATAAAGAGCTTATAAAAATGAGGTATAAAGTGATACCTCAATTCTTTTTTAAGGATCTTAATATACATGTAGATTTCTTATTAGATGATTCTATAATTCTGGAGTTAGACGGGAAAATGCATGTACGAGAATTAGATTTAGAAAGAGATAAAGCACTTAACTCACTCGGTTATCAAGTAATTCGTATAGACTTAGAAAAAGAAAATCTAAGTAGGTTCATGAAAAATAGTGATATAAGAAAATGTTTAAAGAAGTATCTATTAAATCAATAATTCCAGTTGGATTACAGGGAGTATACGACTTATCAGTAGATGAGTGCCATCAATTTGTGGCAAATGGTATATTGCATCATAATTCTGCAGAACCAAATGCTCAACAAATACCTAAGACTTCAGTAGACCCAAATATAAAGAAGCAATTAGTTGCTCCAAAAGGAACTCTATATATTGCTAGTGACTTTAGTCAAGCAGAGTTAAGAATCATGGCCCACTTATCTGGAGATGAAACTTATCTGAATGCTTTTAACTCTGGTCAGGACCCTCACTTGGCAATTGCTGCTACCAAATATCATGTTCCTTATGATGAAGCTTTAAAAATATATGAAGATGAAAATCATCCAGAACATAAGATATGGAAGGTAAGGAGAAAGCAAGCTAAACAAATTGCATTTGGACTTATTTATGGTATTGGTGCTAAACTTCTAGCAGTAAAATTATCAGACCCAAAATCTGGTATTATAGTTACACCAGAAGAAGCCCAAAAGGAAATGGATATATTCTTTGGTCAACATCCTAAGCTAAAAACCTTCTTAAAGAAACAAGAGAAATTCCTTAGAAAGAATGGCTACTTAGTTTCTTTATTTGGTAGAAAACGAAGATTACCCCAAATTTATTCTTCAGATAGGGGAGAAGAAGCTTATGCTTTACGACTAGCATTAAATTTTCCTTGCTTATTACCATCATCTCAGGCTCTTAGTAAAACTAAGGGATGGGTAAATTATGAAGATTTAAAAGTTGGTGATGAGATATTGGCATTTAATCGGGACATAGGAGAATCAGAATGGCAAAAGGTTGAAAGGGTAAATGTATTTGATTATGATGGAGATATGATTAGGTTAAAGACTAAGCATCTTGATGTATTATCTACTCCCGATCATAGATGGGTAGTTACTAAGCCGAATAAAATTTCTAAGTTGAATAAAACTGAAGTATTAACATCTGATGAGTTATATAATTCTGATAAACCCTATGCTATTCCAATAAGAGCTCCACATAATAATCAAGTAAAAGCTAGATATTCAGATGTTTATGTTGCTTTTTTAGGTTGGTATCTTACTGATGGCTATTTGAAGAATGGCAATATAGTAAGAATATGTCAGAGTAATACTGCAAATCCTCACAAGGTAGATATTATTGATTCTATTATGGAAGAATTAGGTGTGGAATTCTCCCGTAGAGAAAAGAATCAAGTAATATGGGAAATAAGAGACCCAGAATTTGTTTATAAGCTCAATAGATTAGTTCCTGAACGTAAGCTAAATATGAAATTATTAACCAGATTAACTAATCCTCAATTAAGTATCCTATTAGAAAATATGAGATTGGGAGATGGTTGGTCGATATGGGCAACTGGAGATAAAACTCAAGGAGAATTACTTCAGGCTTTAGTTGTACTCTGCAATAATACTTCAAGTATGTATGAATTATCCCATGAAGGTGACCTATCTTATTTTAAAGATAAGAAACCCAGTAAATACGGCCAAGAGTTTGTACGGGCTACTAAAACTAGTTATGGAGTAAAATTTTCTAATTTTAGGAAATCAGTAAACACCAAGAATACTTACAATTCAGAAAATAATCTGACGAAAGAGAAATACGTAGGTAAAGTATGGTGTCCTACTGTAAAATCGGGGGCTTTCTTTACAAGAGTAATCGGTGAAGATAAACGATATAGAACTTTAATTACTGGCAATTGCCAGTCTGCAGCTTCAGATATGTGTCTGTTCGGAAGTATTCTCATATATTATTTAATGAGACAGGGTAAATTACCATCTACTAAATCTGTATGCTTAGTTCATGATGCTAATTATCAGATTACTAAGCCAGAGAATATAAATATCTGGAGTATTTATGAAATGTGGCAAATTTATAGAAATCCCTTAACTAAGCCATACTTTGGTTTTCAAATAGATGATGTCACAATGGACATGGATTTTGTTATTGGTAGGTCAATGGCAGAAGAATTACCTTTTATTCCAGGTTATGATTATAGGAAAATGCTAGAACCAGATTTCTCAGTAGAGGAATATATGGAAGAGCATAAGAAGTATAAGCATATACCAATTTCAGAGTATAAGAAACGTTTTAATAAACAAATGAAGCAATATGAAAAAGATTTTGAACGGTCCCACAATATGGAGGGCTAAATGCCCAGTATGTGATTGTGAATTTGAGTATGACACTAGTGAAACTTTTAGAGTTTACGATAAATCAAATAGGGATATTTATAAGGTAGTACAATGCCCAAATTGTAAAACTAATTTAAAGCATTCGGATTCAGTATCTACCATTACAGAAGCGAAAAGAGAAGATACTATGTCTACATAAATAAATTAAATTTATGAGATTATGGCAACAGAAGAAGAGTTTAAAAAAGCAAGCCAATTAACTGCACTTACTTATATGGTAGCAGGATGCTTAAATTATTCCATAGAGAACTTGAATAAATATCTAGATGCCAAGAATTTACATATAAGTGGACCAGAGAAGATGTTATTCAATCGTATAAAATCCCAAATATCCCAACTTCAATCAAACCTTTATACCTTAGAGGGTATGGCTTTTAAGGTAATGGCAAAAGACGAAGAGGGTAAATTAGCTTATGAGGACGCTACTCATATTTATTGGACAGCTTTCCTATTATTATTAGATAGAGGAGGAACCGATGCTTTATGCGATTTAAGATTAATGGCTTTAGTAGATAAGTTAAGTATATACAAGTCTCTTCTTAAGTTACCCGGTATGAAATTAGCTTATCAAACTGCTTTTGCTCAAGTTACTAAAGCAATCAGTAAAGGTAAATTTAGTAAAGAAGACTTTAAAGACCTATTGGAAGTTTATGAAGACAGAACTGAAAAAACTGAAGGTTAAGTTTGAAGGTAAAACCATCGAAATAGATATTCAAAAGGAATTATCTATTAATGAAAATATAATCAATTCTCAGCTACGAGAGTCTCCTTCTAGTTATTATGTACTTTGTTCTCTTAGAGATAAATATATAAAAGAAAGGGATGCACTAGCAAGGGAAAAAGACGAAGCATATTCTGCTGCTTGGGTTTATATAAAGGATTCGAATGAGAGATTTAACAATGATTATGTATCTCATAAGGCAAATATAAATCCGAAATATAAATCACTATATCAAAGGTATTTGAAAGCTGTAGAGAAATCAAATAAGTTCATAGCTATATGTAGAGCTTATGAGTCACGAGAAAATATACTTCGTACTATTAATGCCAATCTTAGAAAAGGATAGAGATAACTATATTCAATTACATAACTAATTAATTAACATACAATTATGATTTACTCACTAAACTTCATTTCAACTATGGTAGCAGAGCTTTTTAATAAAACTCTACCTGGTTTACCAACAGAAAATCGGGTTTTGATATTATCTCCGAAAGATATTAACACAACCAAGTCCGGTATCATTATACCCGGAACTGTTTCTGAGGGAGTTCCCAGAAAGGGAGTAGTAGTTAAAAGAGGTACTATAACTGAAGAATATAAAACTTATACCGATCTTACGGAGGTTGGTAGAGTAGTTACTTACGGTATGTATGCTGGTAAAGAATTGGAATTTGAGATCAGACCGGATTGGCCAGAATCTGTAAAGAATATTCTAGAAAAGAATATCGTTACAGTGTTAAGTTTGAATGAGATCATCTATTCAGAGGCTAACAACAATTAAATTTTAAATATTATGGTAAAAGACAAAAAGAAAAAGCTTTCTTCAGAGGGTAGTTCTACTCGAGATAAGATGCTTGCAAGAAAGAAGAAATTAGAATCCAGAGGAAATGGAGGGGGATTAGTATATCCCAAAGAGGGAACACTTAGAATGAGAATTAAATCTCCAGGTGATGACCAAGAATTGGGTATAGAAATTGTTCAATTCTATTTGGGGGGAGATCTTGGAGGAGTAATATCTCCAGCTACTTTTGATGAACCATGCCCTTTCATGGAAAAATACCAGGAATTGAAAAGTTCTAAGGATGACGATGATAAGAACCTTGCTAAATTGATAGTACCTCGTAGAAGATATGTTATTGGCGGAATCGTTTATGACGATGAGAAAGGTACTAAAGTTGGATATGAAGGTAAGGATAAGGGAGTATTAGTACCATCATCTGTATATCAGGATATTATTGACCTTTACCTCGATGAAGACGAGGCCGGTGATATGACTGATTATAAAACTGGATATGATATTAAGATCAAGAGATCTGGTTCTGGTAAATTTGATACCACTTATTCTGCTACTCAGTGCAAACCTACTAAATTGGACAAGAAGTATCAGGGTCAATTGGATTTGGAATCCATAGTTCGTTCTCAAATTAAGTCCTATGAAGAACTAGAAGAGATTTTGGCAAAATTCTTAAAAGAAGATCATGGTGATGATGAGGACGAAGAACCAAAGAAAAAGAAGAAAAAGGGAATCCATAAGGATCACTATATGGAAGACGAAGAACCAAAGAAAAAGAAAAGAAAATATCGTTCAGATATCTAATTGGTGTTAGTAATTCATGTTTGTTGTTGGGTAGAGAGGGTAATTAGATTCGTTCGGTTATCCTCTCTTTTCATTTAAATACTTTACATTATGGCTAAGTATGATAACATACCGGGATGTCCAGGATATTACATTTCTAAAAGGGGTCAGATATACTCACGGATAATACCTAACGGGAATGATGCCGGTAAATTGGGGAAGGTATGGAGAGAAAGGAAAGTAAAGATAATGATTAAAACTCCAACCTATAGTACCAAACGAGTAAAGATACGAAATAAATCATACTCGGTATCAAGGTTGGTGGCATTAGCTTGGGTACCAAATCCAGATAATAAACCCTGTGTATGTCATAAAGATAATGATTCTTTAAATAATCACTATAAAAATCTTTATTGGGGTACACACCAAGAGAATATGGCTCAGATGGTAGTAGATGGTAGAAAACAAAAGGGGGAAGAATGCCCTAGATGGGTGAATAAAGAAATACCTGAGTTGTTTGACTATTATTGTGATGGTGTTAGTATTATGGAATTAGCCGAGATGTTCAATACGAACAAATCTATGATAAATAAAATAATAAGGTATAAATTTAAAGAACTATGGCAAGGAAGAAAATAAAAGTACCATCTCTGAATGAGATGAGGAAGAAATTCTCAGGTTTTTCTATAGCTTCAGAAGAAGATGACTCTAAGTTACCCTGGTTACCTTCAAGATTTTTAGCTTTTAATTATATTCTGGGTGGAGGAATCCCCTATGGGAAAATACTCGAATTATTTGGTACTGAATCATCAGGTAAAAGTCTAATGGCATACGATTTCGCATATTCATGCCAGTACTTAAATGGTGTAGTTTTGTGGATAGATGCTGAACAATCATTTACTAATTCTTGGGCTAAGATTAATGGGTTAGATTTAAGTAGGGTAATTATCTATAGGGAAACTGCTATAGAAAAAATATCCGATTGGGTTGCATCCATGTCACTATATTGGAGAAGCCAATTAGTAAATAACGAACCCATATTATTAATTCTGGATTCGGTTTCGGCTTTGGACACAGAAATTAATATTAACTCAGAGATGAGTAATGCTTCTGCTGATATGGGTAATAGAGCAAAAGCCATATATAAATATTTCCGTATAAGAAATGAAATGTTATATTCTTTGGGAGTAACCCAGATCTATATTAATCAACTACGTACTAATCTAAAAGCGGGTATGTTTGAAAACCCCGATACTACTCCTGGAGGCGCTGCTTTAAAATTCTATGCTTCTCAAAGAATAGGTTTGTATGGGGGTAAATCACTAACAAAGAAGATAAAAGGGAAAGAGAGAAAGATTGGTAGAGTAACTTCTATCCGTACAATGAAGAATAAGGTTGCTCCTCCGAGGGGGACTATAAAAGCTGCTCCTGTATATAATAATTCTAAATACCATGACGTAGGCTTTGATAAGATATATTGGTTAAATGAGATCCTTATAGAGGAGGAGATTCTAGAAAAATCCAATGGAGGAGTTTATAAATATAAAGGAGAAACTCTCTGTAGAGGAGAAGAGAAATTTTTAGCTTTACTAGAAGAAAATGATGAATTAAGACGTAAGCTATTAAGAAAAGCTGGTATAAATACTATTGGAACCACTAAGAAGAAACTAGAGTCATTAAATACTAACCTATTCCCAGTAGAGGATGTTCAAGGGGAAGTAGATGAAGAAGAGGATGAATAAAGAAGAAATAGAGAAGATTATTAAGGAATATCTTAAAGAGAATCTAAGATTAGAGACAAGGTTAGAATACTTAGATGAATATAGTAATCCAGAGAACTATATGGATGTTTACCTTGGTAAAGAGAAGATTCAAGAAGTTTTATTGAATTAGGTTTAGAGGATGAAAACAAGTAATAATACTAATCAAGTTGGAGGTAACCATTACCAATTTGAGATTGAACCAGTACATTTAATGGTAAAGTATAACCTTAATTGGTTTCAGGGAGAAATATTAAAATACGTATCCAGACATACCAATAAGAATGGTAAACAAGATTTAGAAAAAGCCCTACATATATGTGATATGGCAATAGACTTAAAACCGGCCATTGTTTCAAAAGTATCTTTATTAGAGAACGGAGAAGAATACTTTGAGACTTATATATCTCAGATGAGTATTTTGGATATGTTTAGAGGTTTAGATAGATCTATCTGGACTTATCAGAACGGTTTCGTAAAAGCTATAAAATATCTCCTAATAGGAGATTGGGTAAAATGTAGAGAAGCTATCTTTATTTTAAAAATGAGTTTCTATGAATAAGAAAAAAACTGTACTACTTATAGATGGTGAAAACATCTTGCATCAAAGTTTTCACAAGTTCGAGAAGCTGAAATCAACTGACGGTAAACCCAGTGGAGCAATATTTGGATTTTTCAAATCACTACACATGTATCTTACAAGGTTTGAACCCGATGAGGTTTATATTTCATTTGATAATGGGCATTCTCCAATAAGGATGAAATTATTGCCTAACTATAAAGGACATCGGAAAAATATCTCAGTTGATTATGAATCTTTGCAAAGTCAAAAGGCAATCATAATGAAAATGCTAGGTATGCTAAGAATAAATTATATATTCGATAAGAATAATAATACCGTATATGAGGGAGATGATTTCTTAGCATACCTTGCAATTAAAAAATTCCAATCCGAGAAGGTAATCTTAATATCATCCGATAAAGATTTCAATCAGCTATTGAATAAGAACCTTCGGGTATATAATCCTCGAAAAGATGAAATGATCCGAGTAGAGAATTGTAGAGATCTGTTCGGGTATCATGCTCATGAGACTGTAGAATATCTAGCAATGGTTGGGGATATTTCCGATGATATTTCTGGATTTCCAGGTATAGGACCAGTGAAGGCAAGAAAAATCCTTGATGAAGGTAGAATTGAGAAGTTTATTGCTCAAAGCAAGAATAAAGAGTATCTGAAGATATGGAGAAGAAATGAACAGTTAATAGACCTTTTCTGGTTCGTAAGGAATATTCCATTAGAGAAATTACCACTTAAATCGAAAAAGAAGTTTAAGTATGATAAGTTTAAAAAGATCTGTGTAGAATACTCTTTATCTTCATTCTTAACAGATCAGTTTATTGAACCATTTAAAGAATTACACCATGAGTAAAAGAATTATGTTTGTAGGCCCAGCAGGAATTGGCAAAACAACTTTAGCAAAGTATATATCTGAGAAACATGGTATCCCCTTTATTTCGGGTAGTATGACTGATTTATTGCCAGCTACTAAAGATCTATCCCATATCGAGATATTATCTTTGGGATCAGAAGCCATGTATAAATCCGATTTTCAATTATTGAATTTGAGGAACAAATTATTCAAAGATAAAGAGGAATTTGTTACCGATAGAAGTTATGCTGATCTAGCTGCCTATTTTTGGTATAAACAATCGAAATCCCTCCCAGAATGTGAGATGGAACACTTTTTCTGTCAATGTCAAACATTAATGGAAATTCAATGTGATCTAGCAATATTTCTCCCTTTGAATCTAGAGAACTATAGAGGCTGGAATATAGAAGAGAACGGTAAAAGAATACTCAACAGGTACTTCCAGATTCAAATATCTTCCCTTATGAGTGAATTGCTTGCAAATTGGGAAGTACCCACTGTATGTCTATCAAGTTTGGATTTGGGAGAAAGAAAAGAACAAATCGATTATCATATTAATAGGATATGGAGAAACAGAAACAAGTAATAGCAATAGTATTCTCAGATTTGCATTTGAATATCTATGCTAAATTTAATGAGGATAATAAAAGAACCCTGAATCATTTCAGGGTTTTGTCGACTATACAGGGTTTATGTAAGAAGTATAATTGCCCAGCTTTATTTTGTGGAGATCTATTTCATAGGGCAGAATCTATGGATCAAGAATTATATGAGATATGTTACAAGGAATTTAATAAACTGGGTAATCTGAATATTTTAGCTATCTCCGGGAACCATGATATCAAGAAAGTAAGTAAGATCGGTATGCCCCCTTTTAGTTGGCTTTATTTAGTAGAAAGGTATGGGTTAAAGATACTAGATTATGGGAAAACTCCCTTATCTTTAACTCATAGGGATATTATGGTATATGGTTTACCATATATAGATAATAATATCGGTTTAAGTGATCATCTAAAGAAGATTGAATTAGATAAACATAAAAAGAATATTCTTTTACTACACACTGATTATCCTGGTGCTAAGGATACGGATGGGAGAGAAATAAATTCAGTAGAAAATCTGAATGTGAATATCCTAAATAAATTTGACTTAGTATTATGTGGGCATATCCATAAACCCCAAAGGTTATCAAAGAAGGTTTATATGGTTGGGGCTCCTTTACAACAAAGGAGAACCGATAAAGATTGTAAACTTGGATACTGGAAACTTTATTCTGATCTTTCTATGAAGTTTGTAGAATTAAAGGGGTTTCCGAAATTTGTTGATGTAGAATCTGAAGATGAGATTAAAGATGATGGCAATTATTATACGGTATTACCTAAAAAATCTAGTATACCCGTAAATACTAACCATCAAATAACTAAGCAATTATCTAAAAAAGTACTAGCAAAAAGGTACCTAAAAGAAAAAGGTATTAAGGATGAGGTTAAAACTAAGCTACTAATTGAAACATTAAAAAAGGCCGAATCATGTTAACATTCACTACACTAAATGCCATAGGATTTTGTTCAATTGAAAATTTACACTTACAATTAAATACTAACTGTACAGTACTAATTAAAGCAACTAATGGCAAAGGGAAGAGTTCTATCCTGTCTTCATTAGTATGGGCATTGTATGGTAAAAACTTAAAGGGAGTATCTAATGTGAACACTTGGGAATCAGTTAGACCCAAAGATTATTTGGGAACTATGGTAGAACTCTATTTTCAGAAAGATTCTCGCCTATTCAAAATAATTCGATGTCAGAAATATAAGGGTATCCTTGATGATGGGGCAAAGGGTAATGATAGGCTTATATTTCTAAAAGACAATGAATTAGTAAGTGTAAAAGGCAAGAATCAAATCCAGGATGAGATTTGTAAAGAAGTAGGATTATCTTACACTCTATTCATGAACTCTATAATGTTTGGTCAGGGTATTAAACGATTAATACAAGAGTCGAATTCTGATAAGAAAAAGATATTCGAGGAAGTATTTGATTTAGAGTTCTTAAACCTTGCAAAAGGCATTGCCCAACAAGATAAAAATAACTTAATAGCAAAGGTAAATGAGGTAGAACATGAATCTGAATTACTTAAGAGAGAACTAGACACCAACAGGGAAGCTTACTTTGATTTAAGAGATAGGGAGAAGTCTTTTAAGAAAAAGATAAGGGATGAGAAAAGAGAACTAAAGCAAGATAGAGAAAAACTCACTAAGTTACTAATTGAAAAAAAGAAACAGATTAAAGACGAGGTAGATACTTCTCTTCAAGTTAAAATTAAAAGGCAAAACCATCTGATCCTTGATCTGAGAGGTAAAATAAAAGATGCCAAGAATTTATCGAATGTACCACTCAAAAAGGTAATTAAAGAGTTAGTAATACAGTTAGAATCTGGTCACTACAAACGTGCATTACGAGATGCTAAATCAATATATAAGGCATTCTCTGACCTTGATAAATACGATAAAGAATATCATGAGGCTTTAGAAAGATTAGAAGAACTTAGTAATGTAAATGATAAGTATAAGAAATTAAAATCCGATTGTGATGATATTGCTTCTGACATGGCTTCTATTGATGAAGATTTGGCTAAGCTCAAACAGGAAAAACTTAAGGTCATGTCTCCCAAATATAAACAAAAGCTTAAGGATATTAGGAAAAAACTACGTAAAGTTGATGAGGATTTTCACAATAAAGAATTAGAGTTAGAGAACTATAATTGGTTGATAGATGATCCTCTCGGTAATAATGGTATAAAAGCTTACTTATTTGATTCTTCATTGGATAGGTTAAATTCTACCTTAGAAAGATATGCTCAGGTATTAGGCTTTAGAATAGAATTTACTATTGATCTGGGAACTGCTAGAAAGGATTTTGTTACTCTAATAGAAAGAGATGGGCAAATAATCGATTATGATGAACTATCAGGCGGCGAGAAACAGATTTGTAATATAGCAATGGCTTTTGCCATGAATGAAGCTCTTACTGCATCTAAAGGCATTAACCTTGCCTTCCTTGATGAAGTATTTGAATCACTTAGCTCTGATAATATAGAAGTAGTAATCTCTCTTATACGGCATACATTCTCGGATAAAACCCTTTTCTTAATCACCCACCATGATTCATTACCCTTAGGTAATACTAAAATACTGCAAGTTGAAAAAGTCAATGGCCTAAGTAGGTATCAATTACTATAAGGATATATAATCCTTAAAACAAGACAATGAACTTATGGCAAATAGTAAAAAGAAGGGCTCAAGATTTGAACTCAAAGTCTCAAAATGGTTTACTAAATGGACTTCTTTCAAATTCGGCAGAACACCCTACTCTGGTGCAAATCATCAGAGTAGGGATCTGTCTTCAGATGTTATGTGTCAGGATGAGAGACATGCCCACAGGTGTAAAATATCTGTAGAATGTAAAAACTACAAAGAGATTAAATTCGAACACATTCTCTTAGGTAATAAGGGGTGTGATATATTGAAATTCTGGGAACAAGCTTCTAAAGATGCTAAAAGAGCAAATAAAGTTCCTATATTATGTATGAGATATAACTCAATGCCCTCAGAAGAATTTTTCTTTGTAGTGGGGAAGAAGTTATCCTCTGTATTCTATAAACCTCTATTCGATAAGGCTCCTATTATGGTGATTGATGTACCAAAAATAGGTGAAATTCTTTATGTATTCATGGCTAGTGATATATTGAAGAATGTAAGCTATAAGCTAGTACATAAACAAGCTAAGTTAATCCTTAAAAACTCTTAAATATGAAAAAACATACCCCTTATGTATACTGTATATTTTATATTGAGAAGAAATACTGCTCTCGGATCAATGATGAATTGAAAGAGAAGGGGTATAAAAATATAAAAGCCATTATCCCAATGGTGAATGTATTAAAGAAAACTCATAAAGGTAAAATGCAATTTGAGGAAATCCCCATCTTATTCAATTATGGCTTCATTAAAATGCCCAGTGAGTTTGCTTATTCTAGACCCTTTCTTAATAAACTAAAAAGGAATATTTCTGGTATAAGGACTTGGTTAAAAGCTACAGAGACTTTACATCCAAGAAAGAAAAAAGTTAGGATAGATAATTCCGAAGATTTTGATGATTTTTCATTAGTAGCTACATGTTCAAGAAATGATGTTAGAAGGTTTAAGAAGTTAGCCAAAGAGAATAAGAAATATTCCGTTGAGGATATGATGAACATACATCCTGGAGATTACTTAGTATTAAAAGGTTATCCTTATGAGGGAGTAGATGCTACGGTACTGGATGTAGATTATAACAATAAGTTAGTGAAGCTATTGTTATACCCAGAATGTGGTAGAATGGAATTGAAATTACCATTTGATAATGTTCTGTACTCAGTATATCAAAACTGTGATCCAGATAAACTCTATGCTAATCAGCAAGAATTTGACCCAAATAAGATTACATCAGAAGCAATTGATAACATAATGGCGTATAGGAGAAATTGATATGAATGAATTTCAAAAGAAAGCATGGGACTGTTTAACCCAAAAAGAACAACAATCTCTGTTCCTTCAATTATCCGAAAATAAGTCATCTTGGGAAGCTGGTGAGATTTTAAAGTTGTCTCATTATAAGTATCTTGAAATCCGAGAAAGGTCTGAGAAGTTCTTTAGGCTTTTCTCGGATTTTTTTGAGAAAAGGACTTCTATATTCAGACCAGATTGCCCCTGTGAAAGGAATTTTCAAGATTATATAGAGGGATGCCTAGAAAAGAGATTAAAGAGAAGAGAAGCGGCTTTATATTCTGGTGATGCTGCTCAGATATTGCCCAAGGTGAATACTCATAATATAATGAGGAATATGAAAAGGTTAAGAGAATCAGAAGACCCCTGGGATCAGGATACTGTTAAGTTAATCTTTGAATATGATAGATGGAATAATTCTCGTATTCTTCCAAGAATGCTACAACAGCCATCTGCATTCAAAAGGAGATTGAATAAAAAGGATAAGATCTATATCAGATACCTTTTAAATAGAGTACCAGAATGGATGCACACTAAAGTAAAAGAAAGATTCCGATATAAAGTAAAACCTGGAAAGAAGAAATACTGGGTATGTTTAATATCTCAGGAATTATATACGGATGGTTATCTCTTACTCCCAGTAAGGCCTTTAGAGGAAGTAGTAAAAGAGTTTAGTAGATTTTACATGTATGTATTTGAAGAAAAAGATGATGCGGATACTTTTGGTTTTATGGTATCTAAATTCATGGATAAAACTGGAGATGTGAAATTAGGGCAAAAGTTTTGGCCAGAATATCGTTACTGTGTTCAAAAGGCAATTAATTATAACCAGGTAAATAATATTGACTTTAACGTAAAGGTAATGGATGTTGCCTATAATGTTCATAAAACCAGAAAACCACGAAAACCCAAATCAACTGGTACCGAACGAGTGAATCCCCAGCTATTATATAAAAAATAGTGATATTAATTTTATATTTGAATTAATCTTTATATATTTGCATATCGAAAAAATTTAAAACACTTTTAAAGTATGGTAAAGAAGAAAAAAGATAAACCCGTTCCCTCTAAAGAGAAATCTAATTTTCTCGGAGCTGCAGGTAGGAATCAAACCTATCGGGACTTAAAAAGAAAGGCAGTTATATTGGGAATGCCATTTCCTGATGCTTGTTCTGCTTCAGTATTCCAATTAATCAATTGGATAAATACTTCAGAAGAGAAACCAAACAAACATCTTATTAATGAATACGATGATTGGATGGATAGGCAACTAGAAACTGCAGGATTAGCAAAAGATGATCCCCTAAGAAGTTCAAAATTAAGACTTGGCTTTTTGGGAGAAGAAGGAGAAGATGGAAAAAGAAAAACAAGAAGAGTATCTGGAATAAAGAAACCCAGAGAAAAGAAACCACCCAGAGAAAGGGATGAATTTAACCTCATAAAGGGTACTAAAAAATCCTATGTATGGGAATTAACTTCAAAGGGGTACGAATTAGAGAGAATAATTCGAAGAATGAAAAAGAAATTCCCAGAAGCAAACGAGAAATCCATAAATCTTTGGTACCGTACTGCAAAAAGGAAATTGAATGGTAAAGATAAAGGAAAGTAGTAGGGAAGAAATAAAACCCGATCGGTATTATTTTTGGACTTGGAGACCAGATACTACCAATAAATATATAACCGAAAAGAAATTATATCGGAAGCATCTTACTTCTATCCCCTATTTTACTAGATCCCATATAAAGAGAACTCTGATTTACCTTTATGGAGTAGATGTTCTTCAATATATTCATATTATCTCAGGTAGGAAACTCCTAAGGCAAGGCATTAAGAAAGCCCAAGATATGAATGGGAAGAATCACTTTAAAGGAACTACAAAATTTTACTTTAAGGGTAAATTAGTAAAAGCTAGAAAGTTTATTATACCAGACGAATATAGGGTTGATAAACATAGAAGAAGACGATTCATGATACAGATGCACAGAGTTTTTCATTCTAAGGGTAAACAAGAATTTGATAAAAGGTATGCGAGAAAATTATATGGACAACGGCAAGGGATCTCTGCCCAAGCAATTAAACGAAAGAGAATACAGGTCCGTAATTCTATCTTACAGAATCTACAATAGATTACCTCAAAATGAGAAAGTAGAATTTGATCGGAACTTTCTTAATTACCCTCCCTTAATTGGGTCATTAGCCCTTTTCTTATGGAAATACTACCAAGGGAGGGTAAAGATGCAAAAGATACTTTTCATAAAAGCCCAGAGGGATCTATTAGATTTATTCGATAAGGCAAATACTAAATTTGTGGGGTATCTTCCAAAAGAAAGGTTTCTTAAGAAAGCTCTTTTATTTCAAGGCTTTGTATCTTTAGAAAAAGTTAAAATTCGAAAAGCTTATGCTTATATAATGACCAATCGGATGATAGAAAATCAAATATGGGTCTACCCAATTCGATTAGCTGATAACTATAAAACAATGAAAAAAGGGAAATACAAATTTTATACCGAATGCTTCGGAAAGGTTGGTATTCCCGGAATAACTAAAATTAAATATAGCTATGAATGATATACCTCAAATTTTTAAGAGAAAGGATTTTGACCCTTATCAAGGAAAAGTCTTTAAGATAGCTACTTATCAAGGAGATAAAATTCTTAGTAGTCAAGAAGTAAATATCACTTCTAAAGAACAGTTAAATACAGTTCTTGAAGATATAACACAATTTAATACTGCTCAGGAGGAATTATTAAACTCTGGGTATGTTAAGCTTATAAAACGAAAACGATTAATCACAGTTTAATTAATTATATTATTAACCAACTTAAACATTACGAAAATGGCTAAGAAGAAAAAAGAAGTGGAACTGAAAG